TATTTCTAATAAATCATCTATTGGTGTTATTGTACCATATCAAACTTCACTTTTAACATTTGAGAGACAATAAATATATAAATTTATATATAATGGTAAAAAAAGATAAATTATCTAATCATGCAAAATTAATAGGATATTTAGGTACTTTTATTTTTTCTATTAGATTAATACCAGAAATTTATCATGTTTATTCAACAAAAGAAATTGAAGGTTTAGACGTTAAATTTATATTATTGGATCTTTTTGGTTCTACTTGTTTTCTGATTTATGCTTTATTTCTTAAAGCTTTACCAATGATTATAGCTAATTCTGCAGCTATGCTTGGAGATTTATCTCTTCTATATTTACTTATAACTATTAAAAAGTAAAAAATCTAAATTTATATATTTATATGGAATATACTATTAATTTCCAAGCGCCAGTCTCCAAATTATCATCTGCACAATTTCATGCATTAACCAAAAATGGACCTTATTTAGACGCACATTTTGGCCCCTTGACTAGTAAAACTCCTGTAGGTCAGACATATTATGCCCGTCCTCTTTCTGAAAGTTATTGTCCATGCGTTAATAAAACTAAACAGGGGTGTGGTTGTGGAGGTAAAGGAAATGGAGAATTAAAAATACAAATTAAAGATTGTATACCATTTATTCATGCTCAAACTAATACAGTTACTAATGATATAAAAATGAGTGGTACAGTTAAAATTTCTCCATTTTCTTGGGAAGGTAATGTAGCTAAAATTTATCCTGATCAAATAATTGATGTTAATATCAAAGTACAGAATTTTACTAATTTACCAATGCAAGGATTTCATATTTATGATGGAGTTAATAAAGGTGGAATGACAGCATTTGGCCCAATTTCTTATTTTCTTTACACAACACCTGCATGGCAGAAAAGATTTAATATGTCTAAAGAATCTAAAGAATTTTCTAAAAAATTTAGCCCATTACCATCAACTAATACAGCTATTGCTGATACAAAATCATTATTAGACTACTGTAACTCAATTAATATTAAAAAAATATAAATATATATAAATGGTAAAACATAGAAAGAAAACATTTAGAAAGAAAGTTAAAAAAAATCATACGAGATATAAAAAAGGTAGAAAAGCTGGACTTCCTAATGATCCATATCAACCAACTCCAGATTATACCGGTGCATTAAATCCTGGATATGTTGTTGGAACCCAACAGGCTCATCAAACACATATTGTTGATCCACAAAGACAAACTGGTACATATTCTCATGCAACAGTAGTAGGTGCAAATGGTGTTAGATACCATTATGGATTTCAAAGACGTGGTAATCAATTTGTAGGACCAAATCTTTGGTCAAACCCTCCAACAAATACAATTCCGGAAGATGTTTTAACTAGACTATTGCAAATTTGGGAAAATATGCCGAAATAATATATAATTAATTATAAAATTTATATATTATTTAATTAGTGGCACTTACGTTTGTGTTTTCTTGTTCTGCGTCTTCGTCTTTTTCCACCCATACTATATGGGCACTTGGAACCACCCATTTTATTCATTTGGTATCCGCCACGTGAAATTCTAACTGTTCTAGCGACAGCATTAACTGGTTTACGAAGTCCAACAGTTCCTAAAACAGCACCGAAACCACTTTCAACTCCACTAAAAGCTTTTCCAAGACGGGAACGACTAGCTCGGCGTTTATGCGATCTTCTTCTACGACCTCCAACAAAAGCCATTATATATATATAAAAATATATTAATTCCAAGGAATTTGAATATCTCTCATATTTTTCCTTAAAAATTTATTTAATTCAATTAAATCTTGAGAAGAATAATTATCTGATAAATATAAATAGTCTAAATAATCTTTTATAAATAAATTATATTTGTAATGTCCTTTTTCATGTATAGGTCTATTATTATGTAAATTTAATTTGCTAAAACCTAATTTTGTTGGTAAAAATTGAAAATTATAACCATCTTCAATATTATAATTACAATTTAAAATAACTGGATGATTTTTATGTTGTCTTGGAATTAAATGATGTATTTCTACTAAATTATTTAATTTATATCTTTTACGATAAGATTTAAACTTACTTTTGGTAAAACCTGAAAATAGTAAACAAGAATAGGTTAATATTTTCATGGCTAACATATTAAAATTTTGATAGAAAATAATTATTACAAAATTTTTAATCTAATTTTCTTTTTAATATCATTCTCTCCTAAAAATACAAATAATTTAAATAATCTACTCGAATAATTATCAATTTCTTCATTAATTACTAATTTGGAAACTAAATTTAAATCTTCTAAATATACAGAATATTGAAATAAACCATCATTTCTTACTAATTTATCAAATAAATAACCCTTGTATTCTTTGTTTAAAATTTCTGGATCCTTAGAACAATTATATAATAATGTACAATTATTTTGTACTTTTTTAATACTTCGCATAGTTGTATTAATATAATCTAAACGAGCTAGCCAATTATTATAAAAATCATTTGAGGTTGATTCTAATGTAATCTCTCCCAAATTTTCTTGAAACTTAATTAGATTTAATAAATCTACCAATCTTCTTATTGGACTTGTTATATGTAAATAACAACTATCTTTATCAAATAAAAAATTATGTTTACTTCTTTCAGAAAAATTACTATAATAACCACTTAAACTATTAAATATTTTAAAAAAAGATATAACATTATTATCTAAATGATCTGGAAGTTTAGGCTCAGAACCAGCAATTACTGATCTAAATATACCATTTTTATATTTTTCTTGAAATTCAGCAACTTTATTATTCATAAGAAGCATATAATATGATACTACATCATGACTATCTTTAACTTCTGATATAAACCTGTATTTTTTAGATATTTTTTTTGTAAATAAATATAAAGATTTATACTTATCATTTTCCAAGTTGTTAGCTTCACTATAAGTTAAATTAACATTTACATTTATCAATACATTTTTAAATTTAATATCAATTAATTCTTCATTTTTAAAAAAAAGATCTAAAGAAATAGCAAATCTACTCTCTCCTGCTTTTAAACTGCATAAATTATCAGAGAGAATAGTAGGTAACATTGGTCTTTTTCTATCTGGTAAATAAATAGTAGATACTCGTTCAGAAAATTTATCCCATAAGTTAAGAAAATCTAGGACTATAGCTACATTTGAAATATAAATATTAATTATAGTTGTATCATTTAAATATTTTATTGAAAAAGCATCATCAAAATCTTGACAGGATGAAGGATCAATAGAAAAAACATATTCATCTAATCTATTTTCTATATTTTTATACTTATTAAATATATTATCAATTAAAAAATTTTGACTATTTTTTTTTAATTTAAGGGAAGTAGCTTTTGTAAAATCATTAATAGAAATATTTAAATTTTTACTATATAATTGATATTCGAAAAAATTAATAATATTATCGGTAGGCCCTAATGTTTGATTTAAGACACCGATAGGATGTTTATCATTCCATTCTTGAAATTGAAATGTTACATATTTATTTTGAATTTTTTTATCGAAACTTTGATAACTTGTTTTTTGCATTTTAATTGGAATTAAGAATTCAGGCAACCTTTTGTCGTGTGGAAGACATTTATAATAAAGTTTATCTTGATTATTTCTTCCATAACTTTTATTCATAATTAAGACCCCTGCTATATTTTTATAATTTCGTATTACAGAGTGATTAATTTCACATTTATTTTCACTAATATTATATGTAAATACATCTTCTGTAAATAATTTAAAAATTGCAGGATTTATATTGTTTTCAAGATTAATTTCTTGAAAAGAATCTGCTTCATAATATTTCCAGTTTGTATAATTTTTATCCTCTATCAAAACTTTCATCTTCATTATTGCTCTAATAATTATATATTTTTACTTTTAAATATAATCCTAAATATATTTTATTTTTATAGAATAAAAATTTGCTAGATAATGCTCTATTTTTAATTTAAGATATAATTTTTTTATTACCAAGTATGGTAATGGTTTTATTTTTGTTACGATAACAGTAAGGAAAAAAGAATAACTTTAAACTTTTTTAAAAAAATTTTTTTCAATTCTCAAATCGAAATTTCAAAAATGGACATTTATTTTTGTCCATTTTTCAAAAATGGATTTTAAAATCTGAAAAAAAACCAAATTTTCATTTTATTACGATAATGGTTTAATTTTTAAAAAAATCATTGAAAAAAGTGTTACCAACTGAAAAAATGCAAAATTTTCTCGTGGCTGGAAATGGTACAAAAATGGTACAAAAAAAATGACTTTTTTTTTTCATAAAAAAATTTCTTATTATATTTCGTAAGATTTTCGCAAAACTCTAAATTTTTTTTGTGATGAATGGTACAAAAAAACAGCCGAGCTTGGCTGGAAATGGTACAAAATGGTACAAAAAAAATGAACTTTTTTTCAAGAATAATTTAGAAACGATATTATAATAAGAAATATCTTGTATTGAAAGTATAGATAAGAGCAATGGTACAAAAATGGTACAAAAAAAATGACAAAATAATATAAATATATTAAATATAGATAAAATATGGATATTGATAATAAATTATTAAAACCATATAAATGTGAAACTTGTAATTTTGAAACAAATAAAAAAACCAACTATGAGAATCATTTACAAACTAAAAAACATAAATTAAATTTTGGAAAAGAAATACCTAAATTTAAATGTGAATGTGGAAAAACTTATGCTTTCTCTCAAGGTCTATGTAGACATAAAAAAACTTGTATTAAAATAAAATCTGATCAAATAATTAAAGTTCAAGAAGAAAAGATAAAAATATTAGAAGAGGCTAATAAACAACCTATAATAATTAACAATGACAATAGTATAACAAATAATAATACCATAAATAATCAATTTAATATAAATTTATATCTTAATGAAAATTGTAAAGAAGCATTAAATTTATCTGATTTTATAAAATCAATAACAGTAGAGTCAAGTGATTTAGATTTTACTTTAAAACATGGTTTGATAGAAGGAATAAATAGTGTTTTTACAAAACACATAGGACAATATAAATATACCGATAGACCAATTCAATGTTCAGATATTAAGAGAGAAACATTATATATAAAAGATAATAATAAATGGGATAAGGAAGATAGTAAAGAAAAAATAAGACAAGTAATAAATACTGTTACAAAAAAACAAACTGATGGGATAAATGATTATTTTGATGACAAAGATCCTAATTGGCGAGAGAATGGAAAAAAAGTAGAAGAATGGACGTGTTTAGTAAATACTTTAACAACAGAAATAGATAGAAATAGTCAATCAGAAAATAAAATTGTAAAAGCAATTGCAAAAGAAACTATTATAGATAAATAAAGTAAAATAAATATTATTAATAAATATATAATGTCAACAGTTACTGAAAATATAACTAAAGATAAAATTGAAATAACTAGAGATTTGGTAAAAACTGGAATTATGGTGAATGCTGGGTTATCAAGTGTTATTATTTTAGTTTTATTAGTCTTAGTCTCCGGTCCAGGTGGTGCAAAATCGCAAATATCCAAAGCTAGTGATTTTTTTTCAACCCCATGTATACCAACTGGGAATGGAACTACAGGTTTTAAACAATTACCTGGAGGTGAGATAGAACCTTGTGACCCATCTGGTAATGAGTCAACTCCTGATATAATTAATAATTTATTGAATGGTACAGCATCAGCAGATCTTTCAGGTAATACAATAAACATTGGTAAAATATTAATTACTATAGGTGTAATTTCAAATATATTATTTATATTTAGTCCTTATTTAGCATACATACCTAGAACTATATGGTTATGGATTTTAAGAAAAAAAGCAGAAAAAACTGTCGATGACGAATTAAACCGTACTAAAGAACCTATTGAACAAGCCTTGAAAAAATTAAAACAAGATCAGAGTCCAAGGGCTATAGCAGAAGTTAGTGAAGATATAAGAAGTAATAGAGAAAGAGATATAGGTATTGAATTTCAGAAAGAATTGGGAAAGACAGCTGAAGGGATAGAAGGTAGTCCCATTCAAAGAGGAGGTGGTAATCCTTATTTTAAATTTGTAACAAATTTTGCAGGATTTATAGGTGGAGATAAATGTGATTCAGGAGAAGCAACAAGATTTTTTATAGGTGCAATTCATATTGTTATATTTTTAATATTTGGAGCATTATTAAAAGGAGATCCATTATCAATCTCTCCAGGATTATTTGGATTATTTTTATCATTCCTTATATTATTTAGTTTACTTGGAAGTCTTATACCATCTAGTGGTTCAATGAAAATATTTTATGCAGTCGGAGGTCTTGTTTCATTTTTAACTTGGTTAATAATCGGATTTACAGATAAGAATCCAGATAATCCTTTAACAATTTCAAGTATAATAAGATATACTACAGGTATTTTATCAATTAGTCTATTCTCATATTTTTCAGCAAATCCAGAAGATTTTACAAATAAAAAGAAATTAGGTTGTCCAAGTCAAGTAAAATTACCAGAAAAATTTACAAGTCATTTATCAGAAGCTACACAAAAACTAGGAAATCTTGCAAGTAAAGCAAGTAAAGATACAGTTGAGGCAGCAAGTAAAGATACAGTTGAGGCAGCAAGTAAAGCTACAGCTCAGACAGCAAGTAAAGTAGGAGGAGGTTCAGATGGGGATGCAGAATCGATTGCTTGTTTAGTTTATAATTTCTTTAGCACTATTAATAATTCTTTAGCATTTGGAGTAGTTAAAATAATAATAATATTATGTGGTTTAATTTTTACACCTAATTATGGTAGTTCAGTTAAATCTATGATGGATTCTTTATATGGTTCAAGATTGATATTTTTTTATTTATTAATTTTATTATTTGTTTTGATATGGGATTTTTTTCCGTTATTAAGATGGTTTACAGAAGCTTCAGAAGCAAAACTTGATAAAGAAGATTTGTTCAAAAAAGCTTCAGAATTAGCATTTTTATCAAGATGTCATTATGATCCAACATCAGAGCCAGGTGCAGATGGTAAAGGGTGTGTAATACCAGAAAAGTTAAAAGAAGAATTATTAGATGTATAAATTAATAAATATTTAAAACGCTGACTTAATCCAAATATTTTACAAGTCTGCACTTGGTTTTTAAATGGGATAAATAATAGTTAACTGCTGATAATTTATAATCACTACTTTTATGTGTAGTCATTATAATATAATTTAACTATTTATAAAAAAATTGATTTTAAATTAAATTTAAATTCAATTCTTAATTTACAATTAAATAACACAATATGTCTTCCAAAGAAACTACCAGTCCAATAGAAGTTGGAGAACAACCAGCTAAACGAATAAAGATTAAGTTTAAATTTACACTATTTTTAAAGAAACACTACTCTTGTATCAAAATTCAAGCATGTTGGATGGGATATAAATCTCGTAAACATTTTAAAAAACAAGATGACAAATACTGTTTTACAATTCTGAATAAATGTTTGGATAAATATTTAGCTGATTTAGATTTTAATGATCAAATAAATATACTTATGTCACAAAAAAAAAGAAGGAATGAAAATTTCCCATCTGATATATCTGAAAATATTGCTAAATTTGCTATTTATAAAAAATACGGTATTATGCCGTGTTGGGATACTAAAAAAGGAGATTTGAATATTGATAAATCAAATATTTTTAAGCAAATAGAAGTAAAGGGATTTATGTCAACAGGGCCTTCCTCATTTGGACCAACTGAGACATGGGATTGGATATATTTTGTGGATGGATTAGATGTACGAAATAAAAACTTTAAAGTTTATGAAATAAAACTATCTAATAGAAGTGAAGCATGGAGATCTATTAAAATAAATGAAAAAGAAACCTATGGCGAAATTGCTGATAAAAATCAGAGAGGTAAATTAAGAGCAGATTTTTATAATAAATTTAAAACTCAATTAGGTAATCATTGTAAGTTAATATTTGACGGTCATATCTCTAAATTAGATAATTCTCTTTAATTTATTTACTATTAATTCTACAACTGGGACTGAAACCGCATTCCCTGCCAATTTATATAATTCACTATCACAAACATCTGGAAGTTTATAATCTTTTGGAAATCCTTGTAAATTAAAACATTCTCTTGGAGTTAATTTTCTGATACCCTTATCATCTTTTAGAAGAGGAACATTATGTCCTCCTCCACCCATATTAGCGGTTAATGTAGGACAGCAATTACTCTTATTTTCTCTTACATAAAATCGTCTATATTGATAAAGGACATTTTCGGATATATTTTTAGTAATACCTTTTTCTATTTCATCAAATACTTTAAATCTATCCGAATAGTAATATTTATCATCAACATTTTCTTCTAACATATCACATATTTTCCCTTGTTCTTGTTCTGGAAATTCAAAGTTAAATTTATGATATTTTTCTTTATCACGAAACCCTATTATATATATTCTTTCGCGATGTTGTGGAATATTGGTAATCTTATTAGTATCAAGAATAGCAGTTTTTATATGATAACCAATTTCTTGTAATTTTTTCTCAATAATTTTATATGTATTTCCTTTGTCATGTGATTTTAAATTTTTAACATTCTCTAAAATAATTATTTCTGGATTGTGTTTTTCTAAAATTTCTACAATTTTCCAAAATACATTTGATCTTTTGTCATCAAACCCTTTTTTCTCACCAGCTATACTAAATGGTTGACAAGGGAATCCACCACATAAAAGATTATGTGAAGGTATATCTAATACATTTATAGTATTTAAATCTTTAAGAGTAAATGTATGAGTCGGATTATTTAGTTCATAAATTTTTTTGGAACTTTCCATCATATCATTTGTAAATACACATTTTAATTTATTACTTTTTTCAAGTGCTAATGTAAAAGCACCTGTCCCTGCAAATAAATCAATAAAGTTAAACTTATTATCAATAATCTTAAATTTTTTAACTTCTTTTGGTTGTTGATTTTCCATTATGTCTGTATTAACATTTATTTCTCTATTTTCAAGAATCAATTTTTTATTATTCAATTCTTTTAATTTTTCTTCAACAGATTTATCTACAAGTGCCTTAATTTTATCAGCATTATTTTCACAAAGCGTCTTGCGTCTATTATGAGAATCATAGTGAGATTTTTGAGAAAATCCTTTTCCACATCGTTCGCAACTATATTTAACCATTTTCGTTATATATTGTTAATATATATTTAATTTTAATATCAATTTTAAAATTAAACTTAAAATGAACTGCCAAAAATTCCACCTAATGCTTCATTAGCAGCCATTAAAGGAGATGGATCCAAAACATCATTTTGTACTTGAACTTGTTGTTGTTGATTCATAGGAAGATCAGATATAAGAGTAGTATTTCCAGGATTAATATTTTGAGTAAATTGAGGTCCCATATTTAAAGTATCAGCTTGACTAGGCATGTGTTGAGGATATTGTGGACCACCACCAACAATTGGTTGGGTGACTTTGACTTGAGAATTAGGTTTTTTACCAGATTTTCCAGACCATAATTCAGTTAATCTATCAAGTAATAAGTTAATTTTAGCGCCGAGTTTAGTTTGCATTGTGATTAAAACAATTAAAACAGGAATAATAAAATTAGTTTCATTAAATTTAAAATAACAGACACCACTATAAGTAGGAACAAATCTAATCATTTTATCGATAAACCAAATACTTAAAAAGATAACAAGAAGTTGTATAATAACTTCGACTAAAACTTCTAAACTAGGTTTTGATTCATCATCTTCGGGAATGTAATGTTTAACTAATTTAAGTAAAATAATTACAGGTATGATAGCAAGTAAAGTATATTGCATCATATTTAACATACCGGCTTTATTATCTTCATCAAAATTAAAAACAAAAGAAAAAAAATTTTGATCAACTTTATTATTTTCTTTTATTACTTCATTTACTTTTTCCATTATATGATTTATAGAAAGAAATTAAAAATAAAATAATATAATAAATTATGCTAAAAAAGGCTATAAGTCATCTTAAATGGAGAGATGATTATTTTCATGATGAAAATCAATATATTTCTTTAATTGAAGATATTTTAGAGGAAGGAATTTTGGAAAAAACAAGAAATGGATATGCTAAAAGTATATTTGGATCAGCAATGCATTTTAGCTTAGAAGATAATACAATTCCATTAATCACAACAAAAAAATTAGCATGGAAAACATGCTTAAGAGAATTACTTTGGTTTATTAGTGGTAAAACAGATAATGAAATTTTACAAAAAAAAAATGTAAAGATTTGGAATAGTAATGCATCTAGAGAATTTCTTGATTCTCAAGGATTAAGTAATTTAGATGAAAATGATTTGGGGCCAGTATATGGTCATCAATGGAGATTTTTCAACGCAAATTATAAAGATTGTAAAACAGATTATACAAATTGTGGTATAGATCAATTAGCAAATATTATAAAAGTTTTAAAAGATCCAGAACAAAGATCTAGTAGAAGAATAATTTTAAGTTCTTGGAATCCATGTCAATTAAAAGAAATGGCATTACCTCCGTGTCATGTGCTAATGCAATTTAATGTAAGTGAAGATAAATTTTTATCTTGTTCTTTATATCAAAGAAGTGGAGATGTAGGATTAGGGGTACCATTTAACATAGCATCTTATTGTTTTTTGACACATTTATTAGGTAAACATTGTGGATTAGAACCAAAAGAATTTGTATATTATTTAGGAAATAGTCATATTTATGATGATCATTTAGAAATATTAAAAGAACAAATTTTAAGAAAGCCATTAGATTTTCCAAAGTTAAAGATAAAGAATATATATGATGAAATAGAAGATTATAAAGAAGAAGATTTTGAAATATTGAATTATAATTATCATGAAAAAATTAAAATGGAAATGCGTCCCTAGAGTCAATATATTTTATAAAATCATTTTATAGATGAGTTCCGCACAAGCAGCATCTAGAGCAAAAGCTAGAAGAGGAGCAACGCAACCAAGTGAACCAGGAAAGGTTACATTTGGAAGCACACCCACAAATGTAACTCCGGAAATTAGTCCAAATCAATTACTTATGAGACATGATTATAAATTATTTGTTTTCGAGAAGAAACTTAAAGAATTACATGAAAGAACTAAAGATGTAACTAAAGATGGAAGTAATGAAAATTTAAATACTATAAATGAATCTATGTTAAGTGAAGCTTTACAATCAATGGATAATAGAATGGATAATCTTGAGGAAGTATTAACAAATATGGATAGTACAAAAAATAATACAGAATTAAACTTAAAGATTAACAAATTAGAAAATGAACAAAAAGAATTAAAAACTTTATTGTTAAAAATTCAAGGAACTGTTATGGAAACTCAAATGCAAATGATGCAAATTAAAAATAGTGGTAAAACAACAACTACAAATTTAAATGAAGAAGTAATGATGGAAAGTTTGGAAGGAGATGTAGTAAATGAAGAAGTAGGAAAAAAGAAAGGAAAAAGAAATAACTAATATGGTAAAATCTGTAAAATAAAATCAATAAATTAATTAGTATGGAAATATTAATTAATTTGATAATATTCATAATCGTATTTTTTTTATATTTACACATTTCTTTTCAATTAAAGATAAATAATGATTTAGAAGTTTTAGAGATAGAAGAACCAACAAAAGGTCAATTAGAAGAAATTTGTGATCTAAGACAACCAGTTTTATTTAATTTCAAAAATAAAATTAGCGAAGAAATAAAATTAGATAATATATTTGATAATTATTCAGCTTTTGATATAAAAATTAGAAATAAAAAAAAAATAGATAAAGAACAAGAATATTATTTACCACTTTCATTAAAAGAATTAAAGGTTTTATTTGAAAATGATAAGGAAAAAAAATATATTAGTGAAAAAAATCAAGAATTCTTAGAAGAAACAAGTTTAATTAAGAATTTTCAAAATAATGATTTATTTTTAAGACCTGAATTTGTTTCAACATGTAATTATGATTTATTTTTGGGAAATAAAGATTCAGATACACCATTTAGATATGATATATATTATAGAAACTATATAGTAGTTACAGAGGGAAAAGTTACAATAAGATTAACTCCTCCAAAAAATGAAAAATATTTAGATATAGATAAAGATTATGAAATTTTTGAATATAGATCACAAATAGATATATGGAATGTACAAGATAAATATAAATCTAATTATGAAAAAATAAAATTTTTAGACATAACTTTAGAGAAAAATCAAATATTATATATCCCAGCATATTGGTTTTATAGTATAAAATATTTAGAAAAGTCAGCAATATGCAATTTTAAATATAGTACTTTTATGAATTTAATAGCAATTTTACCAGAGTATGTAATGCATTTACTACAACATAATAATACTAAAAAGCAATTAACAAAAATAAAAAAAATAACAGATAATAGAATAATAGATAAAAAAACAATAGAAAAAAATACAAAAGAAGAGAAAACTAACTAAATTTGTTACCACATCTAATAGCACATTTTCTAGTGCATGCATCAAAAAATCTTGGATTTAAATCTTGATCACATTGACTATTACAATTTTTAAAACATAAATCTAAATTATCAGTAGATTTTTTTGGTTTTTTAGTTGGTTTTTTATCTTCAACTCCAACTTTAATTGCAATTATAATAACTAAAATTAAAAAAAACATAATAAATAAATTATTTAAAAATCTCATTTTATATATAAAAATATAAAATTTTAAATAAATGTGTTTAGAATAATAAAAAATATTATTTATATATATGTACATCCCGAATTTTAGTTATTTCTTGTCTAGAAGAAATGTTATATTTACAACATTTTTAATGTCATTAAATCCGACTCCATTAAATGATGATAATATGGCTACAAATTCTCCTCAAACTTTAATAACAAAAACAGATAAAGAAATTTATTTTTATGGGCCATTAACTGATGAATCTTGTTTTAGATTACATTATACACTTGAAGAGTTAATAAAAATAAATAAAGATAAAAATAATGAAATAAATTTATATTTGCAAACTGGAGGCGGATCAGTTTTACCAACATTTCCTGTTGTAGATTTGATAAAATCTTCTGAAATTCCAATTAATACAATAATTAAAGGTTACTGTGCTAGTGCAGGTACGTTAATTAGTGTAGCAGGAAGTAAAAGGTATATGACAAATAATTCATTACTATTAATACATTCTTTAAGACAAGAAACTGGTGGAGGAACATTTAATAATATTAAAGATACATTTGAAAATTCGGATGTTATTATGAAATTAATTAAAAATATTTATTTGGATAATACAGAAATACCTGAAGAAAAATTAAATTATTTTTTTCATCATGATTTATGGTTAACTTCTGATGAATGTCTAAAATTAAAAATAGTAGATGCTATAAAGAATTAAAAAAATCTATTAAAATATAAATAATATTATATTTTAATAATGGTTTTTGATAAAGAATTTTTAAAAAAAGCATTAGAAAATGAAAATAATGAATCTATTATAAATTTAAGTATACAAGAAATTAAATCAAAAAAAAATGATATTTTACAGAAATTGAATTTAACACGAGAAGAACATAAAGAAAATTTAACCAAGTTAAAAGAATATAGATATATTGATAATATAAATGATCTAAACTATGGATCATTTATAAGATGTATAAATTTAAAAAAAATAAATAATCTATGTTTAAATAATGGAGGATTTGTTTGTGATATAAAAATTAATAATGGAATTGAAATTTTATGTAGAAATAATTATAATAAATTTTTTCAAATAAAATTTGATGAAAATTTAATATTCCAGAAACTTACAGAACAAGAAAAAATAATATTAAATGTTTTAAAAGATTTAAATTAACGTCTTGTCAATTTATTTTTATTTTTTTTAGACTTATGCAATTTTGGTCTTTTTTTACATGTAAATCGATTAATTTTTAGTCCTTTTTTATTAACTATTTTATTTGTACAAATAGCAATAGCTCTTGATTCATTTTGTAATTTTGGATCAACCTTTTTAATACAAGAACATAACTTTAAAGCAATAATTTCTTCTGCTTTGTTTTTGATTTCTTTGTAAGATAAATTACTTATATCCTTAATATTATAAAATTCCAGGATATTAATATAATCATTTTTTGTAAGTTTCATATATAGATTATATATATATAAAAATTAAAAATATAATCTATATATAATGGGAAAGGATAATATACCTAAATACATAGTAGTATTTGATATGGATGAAACATTAGGACATTTTGAACAATTAAGTATATTTTGGATGACTCTAGTTAATTATTTAAATAAAAAATCTATTAAAATTAAAAAAGAATTATTATTCGAAATTATAGATAATCATTTTAATAAAATTCTTAGACCAAAAATTATTGATATATTAAAATATTTACAATTACAAAAAAAAAATAATATATGTGATAAAATTATAATATTTACTAATAATACAAGTCGTAAATGGTCTAATTTAATTAGTGATTATTTTAGTTATAAATTACAAGAACCGATTTTTGATCAAGTTATAATAGCTTTTGCTTCTAAAGGTAAAATATTAGAACCAGATAGAAGTCAATATGATAAAACATATACAGATTTATTAAGATGCACAAAATTAAATGATGATACTAAAGTATGTTTTTTAGATGATATTTCTCATCCTAAAATGGAACATCAAAATGTAATGTATTTAAAAATTAAACCATATCAATATAGTTATGATTTAGATAAAATCTCTCAAGATTTTTATAAAAATCATAAAGATATAATTAAAAATCGTGAGGAATATATAAATTTTATGAAGAAAAATATGGAGGAATATAATTATAAACTAATATTCAAATCAAATTTAGAACAAAAAGTAGATAGTATTATTAGTAAAAGATTACGACATTTATTAGAAGAATTTTTAGAAAATAAAAAAAAATTAGTTTATACTTTATAAAATTTCAAATAATTTGTAATAATATTATTTAATAAAGTAGTAGTTAAAATAAATATACCTGCTTGAAATGCTATAATTCTATCAAATTTAGAAATTTTTCCTGATTTACTAATTATTCCCCATGGATTAAATTTAATGATTAAAAATAAAGATATATATATTCTTAAATAATGTTGTATTTCATCAAAAAATTTAGAGCCAAATTGTGATAAACCAATAATTGAAAATATATACAAAATCCAAGCTAAATAATAAAAAAATAAATATATTTTTTCATGCCATTCTCTACCTTTAAATTCTTTATATAATAAATTCATATATATATAGATATTATTATAATGTTAAACAGCAGAAACTAATAGTTTATTATAAGTTTTTAAAGTTCTAGCACTAGCATCATTTGCTTCAACAAATTTAGGCATCCAAAAATATGGAATTAAATGACCAAGATTTCTGAAATGTTTTTCATATAAAAAACGATAATAAGCCTTTTCTAAAGTATTATCTTCAGTTAAATAAGGTTTAATTTGTTCTTGAATAAAATTAAATTTATATAAATATTTTACTTTTTCATCAATAATTTCATACCATGATCTATTTAAAGAACTAACTCCATCACTAAATGCTTCTTTATTTCTCCAAAGAATATCTTCTGGTAAAATTTCAGGTTTCAATCTTTGGAATGCATTTCTAAATAAATATTTCTCTATTTTTCCAGCTTGAAAACGTTGATTTGGTTCTATAGATAAATAAGCATTTACCCAAGTATAATCTAAAAATGGAGTCCTGGGTTCTAACCCATGTGTAGAAATACATCGATCAGATCTTAAAACATCAAAATAATGAATATCATTAAGTAATCGTTTACATTCTTTATCAAATTCACTAGAATTTGGACATGAATTAAAATATATATATCCTCCCATTAATTCATCTGATCCATCTCCATTAAATATTACTTTAGCTTCACTATTTTCCTTTATATATTTTCCAATTAAATAATTTCCAACACTTGCTCTTACAGTAGTAGTATCATAAGATTCAATAGCATATATAACTTCAGGAATAGCTTGAAAAAATTCAGTTTCACTAACAATAACATTTGTATGCTTAGTTCCCAAAAAATCTGCTACTAATTGAGCATATTTTAAATCCTCTGAACCTTCTAATCCAATACTATATGTTTCAAGGTTATTATTACCATAATATTGTGCTACCAATGCACAAACTATAGAACTATCTAGTCCTCCAGATAATAAACAAGCAATAGGACGATCTGTAGTATCTACTACCCGTTTTTTAATAGCTTTTTCAAAAGAATCTACTATATGATGATTAATTAAAGATTCATCTCTAAAAAATAAATAAGATGATGGATAATTATAGTAATAATCACTACAAAAAAATTCATAAACTCCATGATTATAAATAAATTGTTTATAAGTTCCTGGTAGAAATGTATTGATTGAATTATTTCTACCTGCTTCTAAATTTTGAAGAGTTTCATTTTTTTCAGATAGATTTTTTAAAACTTTTACTTCACTCGCAAATCCATAAATATCAGTATCTTCTTCATTAATTTGTTCAAAAAGTGGTCTTACTCCAAATCGATCTCTAGCTACAAAAATATTTTTATTAATTTCATCTAATAAAATAAAAGCAAATACTCCATCTAATTTTTTTAAAGTATCTACAATTCCAAATTTTCGATATAAATGTATAATAATTTCGCAATCAGATTGTGTATTAAGTTTTATATCAAGTAATTGTTCTAATTCTTTATAATTATAAATTTCTCCATTACATATAAGTTTACAATTTAAAAATCTTAATGGTTGAGAAGATTCACTATTTAAACCATTTATAGCTAAACGATGAAATCCAAAAATATAATTATCTTCTTTTTTACCAGCTACTAAAACAGAATCTTCTGGACCTCTATTTTGACCCAATAAAAATGCATTATATATATCATTATCTATTTCTTGATTTAAAAGTGCAAAAATTCCACACATTTAATGTTATTAAAATAATATCTTTAATTATTTTAAAGATATTATATATGAATCTCAAAAATATTGAAGGATCAAACTTAGAAATTTGTAATTTAAATCCAATGACCGGATTTAATCGAGATGGTAAATGTAGACCTGATAAAGATGATAGAGGTAAACATTTAGTTTGTGCAAAATTAGATAAAAATTTTTTAGAATTTACAAATAATGACGGAAATAATTTAGATTCATTAAAAGAAGGAGATAATTGGTGCTTATGTGAAGATAGATATTTGGATGCTTTTATGGAAGGTAAAGCACCTAGAGTTATAAAAAATGCAACATATTCGGGTGTAAAAGATAGTGTTAAACAAGCAATTATGAGTGGGGGGTCAAGACAGTTACCAAAGTTAAGAAAGATAAATAGATCAAAAAAAAAATATTTATATCATTTAAATGATAAACAAAGTAAAAGAATATTAGCAATAAATGAAGATTTAAATAAAATTAAAAGTAAGACAAAAAGAAAACATGCAGCTAGTCAAAAAAAGAAAAGATTTAATGTTTTAAGACTCTATAGAAAGTATAGAGATAAAAAAGGATGTAAAAAATTAACAAAAGACATGAAATATCTAGATAAAAAATATGGATTAGGAAAAACCAAAAAAATATGTTAATAATTAACTTTATAAATATTTTATGAGAAAATAATAATTTAAAAAGAGTAAATAAACATTAAAGTAATATAAAAAAGGATAAATCCAGTTAAAATATAAATATTATTATCTAATTTAAGATAATCGAATAAATAATAAAAAATTAAAGTACTAATCAATATAAGTTGATCATAAAATAAAATACTAATTTTTCCTTCTTTTCCATATCCCTTAAAAACATTTAAAACTTCTGACTTACCTTTATACTTACTTATAAAATATCCAAATGTTAAATCGTGGGCTAGTTCAACTAAAATAATTATTAAAGATTGTAAAATAAAATTATTATTAATTAATAAAGCAAATAAAACAGGAGCCATTGCAGATAAAATATCCATAAAAAAAGCACCAATCCTAAAATTATTATACCATTTTGCTATAAATTTACCTTGATTTTTTTTAAAATATACAATAATAACAGTTATAGTTTCTACAAGAGTAGCAGCAAGTAATAAATAAGATAAATTAATTTTCACCATTAATATATTTATATATAAAATAAGTTAGAGAGAAAAGAATTCCTCCCCATAAAGTATCTATTATAACAGTTTGATAATCCCAATCTTTAAAAATTGCCATATTAGTGGTATCATAAACTCCATATATTCCTAAACCTAAAAGAAACGCATCAAAAAAGCATCCATTTTTAAAAACAATAAAATAATATAATGTAAAAATTAAAAATATATAACAAAATAAAGTTGGTAAAACTTTTAATTGAAGAGGTGATTTTTGAATTTTACCAACAAGCTTTGAAAAATTATTTTTCATTAAAAAAAGATATATAGCATCAATAATTGTAAATATTAAAGCTAATTTTAAAATATCAAAAAACATTATATTATTGATTTATAAAATTATTTAATAAATATATTATTTAAAATATAAATAAATTGTTCAATAGATTCTTCAGCATGATATCCATGCTGAATTGTTAAAAAATTAAAAGATATATTATTATTAGTTAAATAGGTTAAACAATATTTTTGAAAATCATAAGTATATATTTCATCTAAAAAATGGGATATTATATTAATAGAAGTTTGACATTCTTTAAGATTAATATAATTATACATATAAAGACTATCTATAATAAAAGATTTACCAATAGGATACTTTAAGTATTTCAATATATTAAATATTAAAGTTCCTCCCTGACTAACACCAATTAAAAAGATATTTTTATTATTAATAAGTTTATTTTCTTTATTTATAATTTTTAAAATTCTTTGAGTTGATTTTTGGAAATCATCTTCTGAAATTTTATCTATTTTTTTAATTCCATCATATTGAGTATAATAATCATACCATGCATTACAATTAAATATGGTATTATTAGGATAATGTACATCAATTATAGGACTTTGAGGAATAATAAATTTTACAGAATCATAATAATGCTTAAAAAAAATATTAGATTGAAAAAAAGTTAAAAAATTATTAAAGCTATCTATATTAGAGCCCATACCGTGTAACATAATAAATGAATATAAATGTTTCCTTTTTGGATAAATAATTTTAGATTTATTCATATTATATTTATAAATATAAAATATTTATTATAATATAATATAATATGTTTGGTGTAAATGATAATGTGTATTTTTGCAATATGGATAGATTAGAAAGTATTAATAGCCAAATAAGAAATAGAAATATACCAAGTGAACCTTTAAGACCTGAATTTTCATTAAGACCTGTAGCAACTCAACGATGTGTTTTACCAATAGTTGATAATATTAGTCCTTCTTGTGTTGCATTAAAAAAATATGATCAATTTAGTGTAGAAAAAGTATTTAATCCAGGAACTGCTCAAGCACCATGGGATGGATTTGCAGCTAATATAAATATAGATTCCTTACTAAGAAATCAATTTTTTGCATTACAAAGATGTAGTCAAGCAGAATTTGTTCCATCAAGTAATGGACCATTATTTGTTCATCCTTTAGCATTAAATAGTAGTGAAAGAGCAGTAAAAACTAGTGTTGAAGATTTAAATTCTGTTAGAAACTGTAAGATGCCAGAACATAGTGATAGATTTAATCATAGTACAAGATTTCATAGAACAACAATAAATAATAATAATGATAAGTGAGAAATAATTAAAAAATATTAATATTATTATTATATAGATTCCATGAATAATATTAATAAAATAGATAAGGTGACCTTAGAATATCTTATAAATCCAGATTTATTTAATAAACATATTATAAAATCCCGAAATGTAGATAAAAAAGAATTTGAATATGACAAGCAATTTTATAGAAAACGAATAGTTGGATTAGTAAAAGAAATGCTAAAAGGTAATTTTGAAAATAATAATCTTAAAGATAATTTTAATAATTATATTGAAAGTTTAATAATTTATTTTAAAGAAATAGATAGAAAAGATTTACTTCAAGAATATTATTTGGATTTATCTTTAAATTTTTCTAATACAAAAGAAAAATTAAATACTATTCCAGAGGAAAAGGATATTGATAGTTATTTATTTAATAAAGATAAGTTAGAAATCAATACAATAGAAAAATATATTAATGTTAAAAAAATTAATAATAAAGAATATTATTTACCAGAAAAGAGAGATGTTAATTTAAAGGATCCAAAATTAAGAAAAAAAGGGTTACCTCCAAAAGAAAAATCTATTAATAATATAAATGAAAACAAGGAAGAAATTAAATAATCAAAAAAAAAATAAGAGTTTAAGATGTAGTCCAAAAACTAAAAAAAATAATTATACATGTTATTCAGATGAATCATTAATTAAATTAAAAAAAGCATGGAATACAAGACATCCTGAGAGAATTATAAAAAGTAATAAAGGATTTGAAATTTGGAAAAAGTTAAAAGAAAATTTAAATCAAGTTTGTGAAAATGAAGCTTGTTGGCTAAAACAAAAATTTATAGAGAACAAATTGGATAAAGATTTACTACATTACACATTTGCTCCTAAATCACCAGATATTTGGAAAACACCACAAGGAAAAAATACTTGGTTATCAAGTTTAGACATAGAAAAAGTATTAAAGCAATTTGAGCATGAATATAAGAATTTTGCATTTCTAGGACCTTCGCCAATTGATTTTGATACACCAAAAATACACAATACTTGTGTTTGGGAAGAATTATGTAAATTTGAATTATCAAATTTTTTGAAAAAAAATAAGAATAAAATAGGAATAGTTTTTAATACTGATCCTCATACAAAAGGTGGAGCTCATTGGATTTGTTTAATGATAGATATTAGTAAAGAAATTATATATTTTTTTGATAGTGTAGGAGATAAACCTCCCAAAGAAATAGATACATTTGTAGAAAGAGTTATTAATCAAGGAAAATCTCTTGGAATTAATTTTAAATATTTATCTAATCATCCATTTGAACATCAAATGGGTAATACCGAATGTGGAATATATGTAATATATTTTTTAACTGAAATTTTGCAGGGTAAAAAAAATTATGAATATTTTAATAATGTAACAATACCTGATAAAGAAATGGAAAAATATAGAAAAATTTATTTTAATTAATAAATATATAAAAACATATAATTATTAATTTAAAATGAGTTTTGATTCACAAGAAAACAAAGCTTTAATTTGGGGAGTATTATCTGAACAAAAAGTTTTTGAAAATATTCCAGACAGTTTGTTTATGAAAGTACAAACTTTATTTGAAACAGAAATTAAGAGTATAAAAGAAAGAAGTCAAGGAAGGAATGCTGATTTACTAATTATGAATAAAATGTTAATGCAAAACTTTACTAGATCTATCTCTCTATTAAAAGATAATAAAAGTGTTAAATCAAAAAATATAGAAAAAGACTTTTTAAAAGCAAAAACTGAGTTAGACAAATTTTTAGTAGGAGATAAACCTCAAGAAATAGATTTCTCAGATCCTAAAGATGATGAACCATTAAAAATAGAGGATTTAGATGATAAATTAAATTTAATTATTAATGAGAGAAAAAACTTAGTTTCAGAATATGAAAAAGTTGATATCCAAAAATCTGTAGATAATTTAGAAGAATCTAATATTCAAATTAATGATAAATCAGTAGATCTAAAATCTTTAGATAATTCATTATTATTAAAAGAAGAAATTATAAATGATGATAATTTAGAAGAAACCTTCTTAAGTAAATTAAAAAAAAGCGATGAAATATCATTAGAATCAATAAATAATAAATTAGATAAATTGTTAGAAAAAATTGATATACTTCTTGAAAAATAATTTAATTTTAGACTAATTTTTTAAAATTATATTTTTTTCCTTGTATTTCTAATGTTCCTATTTTAATAGGATTTTTTGCTTGATAACTTTTATAATCATAAACATTACCAGTAGATTTTTCCCAAGCATAATTTGTACCATCTAATGTAACTTTATAAGCCACAATTTCTTGTTCAGCTTTATTTCCTCTTGTTATTTCATCTTCTTCTTCTTGTTCAATTGAAGGCAAATATGTTAATTTTTCGGGAGGTGGTGATCCAAATGAAAAACATTTTAAATTTTCTTTATTATCATCTTTCATATGTAAAATACAATCTATTGATGCTTCTTTAACGGATTTTAAAATACTTTTATTTATATCTTCTTTTATATTAGAAATTTCATAAAGAGCTTGATCTGAAGTAAAAGGAGTTTTATTATCTAATTTACTTTTATCTTTCAACCTAAGCTCAATAGAATCATCAGATTCCATTTGTTGTTGAGAGAAAGTCATTAGATATAAAAATACATCTACTGTTTGCAAATCTTTTGGTAAATTTTTATGACTACAGATTCGTCTAGCTCGACCAATAACTTGTTCTAATCTTACAGGATGCCAATATGGTTCAATCAAATGTACAAATCTTACATTTTTGAGTGATATACCTTCTGCTCCAGATGCAGTAATCATAAATACTTTAATAATCTCTCCCATAAAATTATTGGAAGAAATTGTTTTTAGTTCCTCTACAATATTCGTAGGTACAAATTGCCAATCACTATTAAATATATTTCTAATTATTTCTTTGACTTCTGAACTTTCTGTTCCTGTGTATAATGCAAAAGTTGGTTTACCTCTATTTTCTTCTTCTATATCTATCGAATATATACCATTTAAATTTTTCTTTAATTTAAACTCAGTATAACCATTAGCTTCTAAGACTAATTTGATAATTCCAATACCCTCTAAAGTTCTAAATTGTGAATAAATAAGATGTAAACCTTTATGTTTAGGATCATCAACATTTTCTAATACATTTAAAAATTTTGGACTATAAATTTTTAGTGCTTCTGGAGTCAAAAATTCATCTTTTTTATCAGCTAATTCTTTAAGAGCAGCTTTTATTCTTCCTTCGTAGGTTTTGTCAAAATCTTCACCAGTTTCAGCTTCTGCTTCATCTAATTCTATTTTAGCTTCCAAAGCCAAGGCTTGTTCTTCTTTCGAAATAGCGTCAAACTCATCTTCATTAGTTGAATTTTCAATTATAGCAGTTTCTAAACTCGATCCTTCATTAGGAAAAGGTCTTAATATAGTAGGTCTTGGAAATACAAAATTACAAAAAGCTCTTGAAAAAATTCTATATGTAGATACTGCATCATCATAAACATTATCTCCTCCACGTTTCTTTTTTTTAGCATTTTGGAGTTCTAATTTTCTTTCTTGAACTCTAGCTTCCTCATAAATTTTAAATTGAAAATCACTCATTGGTATATCAATTCTATGATAATTTATGCTTTTATTATATTGGGGTAAGAGTGCGTCTATATCTGGAAAATATGATGCTAATCCTAAAATTCTTCTTTTAAATAAATTTTCATTTTTCACTTGATTTTTATCATCAATAAAATATTTTTTGAATTCTTCTAATGTATCAGGTAGAGCCTTATATTGACTTACTTGTACACCTCCTGGAGAAATTTGAATATCTGCTTTTTTAAGAACTTTAGCTATTAATGTAACAAATTCTTTTTGTGTTAAATTAGAATCTATTTGTTCACTTTCTAAATGGACACCTTCATATCTATATTTTGAAAATTCAGAAATAAATCCTAATGGATTTTGTGTAACAACTAAAGAATTAGAACTAGGTTGATATTGAATATAATCCATTAATTTACTAACTTTTCCATAACTCTTAAATAATTTCATTAATATTTCTTGATTAATTTTTTTAGCTTCATTAATAACTAATTTAAAAGTATAAGTTTTAATTTTTCCTCTTAAAATATTAAATAATATACTTATTTCATTTGGATAATTAATAATAGGAGTTCCAGTTAATAATATAATTTTAGAATTTTCAGCAGTCATCAAATATTCATAAAGTTTCATTGACAAAGCTGTTTTATTTTTCAATTTATTAACAATTCTTGAAACTAAATTGTGTGCTTCATCAATTATTATTACTGAATTATCAAATGGATTAATTGTATAATTTTGTGTCATATTTTGTAAATGAGAATTTCTTAATCCATTATAATTTATAAATTTATATTTACTTTTTATCATTTCATTTATTTGTTGATCTAATAAAATCTTTTGTTTAGTTTCTAATGTTTCATAATTGGATTTTTTTTTAACATTAACCAACCAAGCACCTCCATTTTTCTTAATAAATTCAAATGGTAAAGATAAAACATAAGCTAAATTTTTAGCTAATTCATCATTTCCAACAGTATCAATAAATTCCCAAAATTGATTTTTCTTATATAATAAATCACCACATTTTTTTAATTCTTCCATATAATTAACTCTTAATGAAGCTGGAGTCATAATAATAATTTTTTTATCAGTCTTCAGTCCTTCAGCAATTCCTATTGATGAACAAGTTTTACCAGAACCTAAACCATGATATAATAATAAACCTCTATATGGGGTGAATAAATTAATGTAATCTCTTACGATTTTTTGATGAGTTAATAAATTAAATTCATCTGTTTGTGAAGATTCACAAGATAATGCTTGATCATCTTTATCTATAAGTTTTTTATATTCACCAAAAATTGAGTTTATAAAATTTATAAAAATCTCTCTATTATTCATATAATAGTTTGAAGCTCTAACAATATATTTTTCTTTAGCCACGGGTAATCTATTATTAATAGTTTCTGAACCAATTATTAATTGACTAGATGGTCCTTCTAAAGGTATACCTACTGGAGTTTTTGTAATTCTAGCAGAAGGTTTAACAGTAATTTTAGTTCTAGTTTTAGTTTTACTTTTACCAGTATCTTTATCATCATCAAGTGAAATATCTTTTTCTTGAGGTTTTAAAACTAATCTAATATCTAATTTTTCTGGTAATTTCATAATCTGTGTATCTTTTAAGGATAGATCTGTAGATTCTTTAGGTTTCTTATATTCTTTTTTTGTAGTAATAGTAGATATTAATGTTTTTGGTTTAATTTTTGCTAGAAATTCTTCTCTATCAATACTACTATCACTACTTTTATCAACAATTTTTGTTTTAATAATAACATCTGTCTTTTCAGTTGGTGGTTTTTTTAATCTTATATCAATTAAACTTTCTGATTTTGGAATAGGTTTTACTTTTAATTTTGCTAAAAGCTGTTCAGCCATTAATATATTATAATAAAAATAATATAATATATTATATGAATTTATCAAAATATTTAAAAAATATTAATTGGACATTAAGTGGATTAGTTATCTTATTGATTATTACTGAAACACTAGCACAAACCTCTTGTGAACGTGGTGCATCTATGATTAAAAATAAAAAATATTTATTTGTATTTGGAGGAGTAATTTTATATGGTTTAGTTGGATTTCTTTACTATTTAGCATTAGAAAGTAGAGTAAGTTTAGCAATTGTAAATATAATTTGGCAAACTATGACAATTATAATTGTAACTTTAGTAAGTGTTTTTTATTTTAAACAACCGATTTCAAAAAAAGAAATTATAGGAATAATAATTGTAATAATAGGAAGTTTATTTTTTGTTCCTTCAAAAACTAATGAAAGTATAAAAGCAAAAATAGCTATAGCTGGCAAAGAAGCAAAAAATATACCTCCATTTAAAAATGAAAAACAAATTAAAAGATTTCTAAGATTAAAAGATAAAAAAGATTTATAATTTATTTATAAAAATTTCACAAGCTATTTGTTCAGCTTTTTTCTTGATTTTATGAATTCCTTTTCCTAATAAAATTAAAACTTTATCATTATTTTCTAAATAAGTATGAATATTATTAAAATTATTGAATTTTGAAAAGTCTAAAGCATTACTTTGATTGGTTTCCCAAATTTGTTGACCTAAACATAAGTAAACACCCATTTCATATCCATTGTCAATATCGTGATTTATTTCAATATATTCTGGTGTAACCTTAAATTCTTTTTGAATTTTTACTTGTAATTGATTTTTAAAATTATCATCGGTTTTTAATAATCTAGTCCAATCAACGTGTTCTTCAAATATTTTTTCAATAAAAATTTGACATATTTGAAAACCTGGTCCTGTTACAAATAATTTTTCAAACCATTTATCTTCATCTTTAATACTTATATGATTAAAATCTAAAAATAAAGCACCTAAAAATGCTTCAAATAAACATCCTAACTTTTTTAAATTAGTTCTAGTTTTTTTTTCTTCGGCGTGTTTTGAAATTATATAATAATTATGAAGTTGCATATCATATGCTAATTTTCCAATATGTTCATTTTTAACTAATGCAATTTTTTTTTCTGTCATAAAACCTTCGTCTGCTTTAGGAAATCTTCTATACAAATAATATTTCGTAATACATTCTAATACACCATCACCTAAAAATTCTAGTCTTTCATTAGATTTACTACTTAAGGGCAATGCATTATAAGGTTTTTCCATAATAGTGATACCCATATTTTTATTTTCTAAAAAAGGTCGTTTGGTGTATGATCTATGAATAAATGCACGTCTATATAATTCAAAATTTGTTATCTCATGATTTATTCCATATTTAGTTAATATGCTTTGAATTTGATTATTACTTATCTCTTTATTAATGGGATTATATGGATTAAATATAAGCCCATTTTCAGTTGTCATAATATCATCATCATTTTGAATCATTTTTTCATTACTCTCTTCGTCATTTATTTCTACCATTTAATAATAACTTTATTTATGTTTATATTAGTTTTTTAAAAATATTCTCTCCACTATGTATATAAATGGGAGTTACTAAAGGACCCGGACGAGGATGGGCTAGCGCATTAAATCCTTCGATAACTAATCGCCCCACTTGTGGTGGTGATAAAAAAGCTGGTTTAGCACCAACAATTGGTACACCAATTAATATTTTAGCAACAAGTATATATTCTGCTAATCCACCTAATTGTTGCAGAGTCAATCAATGCTGTTATTATGTTCCTGGAAGTGCACCACCAATCAGATCCACTTTTATTAATCCAGTAACTGGTAAGATGGAATTATGTGAAAACAAAGTTTATGCTGGTATTAAGAATAGACCTGTACAGAGTAAGAGAGCTAGATATGCTATGACTCCATAAGTTAAAATTATTTTTATTTTTTATAATTTAAAAATAATTTTATAATTAAACTTATAAAATGGATAATAATGAAACATGGCGAGTGAGAGGACATATTGATAGAGTTTTCGAATATGATAAAAAACAAAAATTTGATCAAAGTGGTCAAAAATATCAATGGATTAAAATAGAACCAGAAGAAAAAAAGAAGAAAAAATCAATAAATTAATCCATTATGCATTAATTTTTTAGTAGAATTTATATTACTTTATAATACATATAATGAATATTACTGACGATTTAAAAAAAAAAGATGATAAAAAAGTTTGGGAATCCTATTTAGGGACTCTCAATAAAGATAAATTGGTTTTAGAACCAATTCCTGAACATTTAGATATTCATAATACTAATCTATTTGATGAAAAAGAAGATAAAAATATGTCAAATAAAAAAAAAGAAGTATTGTTGAATGATAAACAAGATGTCTTTAGAAAAGATAAATTAAATAAAGATAATAAAGATGAAATTAAATTAAATTAAATTATAGTTAAAATAGATTTAAAATAATAAATAAGTTTTATATTAATATGGAATCGGTGAGTGAATTTAATGGAGATAAATACCAAGTTGTTTGTAATAAACAAAATATGCCTTTAAAATTAAATAAAGATGAGAATACATACATGTTAGATTTTGAAGTACAAAATAAAAATTTTGACTTGAATAAATTAATGGATTTTCAAATTTATAATTTAATAAAACAAGTTAATCAAGATATAATCGAAGATATTCAAATAATATCTCAACCTAATCAAGATGAAATTGAAGTATTATTTTTATTTAAAAGATTTGGTAAAAATGCCGGAGTACCTCAAAAATATTTGATTTTAAATACAATTAGAAAAAAAACAGATAATTTAATATTATTCACAAGTAAAGATAGTTCTATAAATAATATTGAATATCTACAAAATTATGATGCCGAAAGAATGAAATGTAATTTTGCTAAGCTAACTGTATTAACAATAAAAGATAAAATTAGATTAAATTATTTATTTAGTATAGATATTAAAGAAGATTTACCTATTTATATGGAAAATATGATTGGTTTAATGATGAAAAAGATATTTTATAATTTAAAATTAGTTTTAGATAAAGATTAAATATATGATTTATATAAAATGAATAATATATTTAAAAATTTATTTATTTTATTTGTATTTAATTACTTATATGGTGAGTCTATAATATATAAATTATTAGTTTTAGATTATGGCTATTTTATATATACAATAAATTTTATATTTATAACTCAATATAGTAGATTTTTACAGGGTTCAAGTTTTAATAATAATTTATTAATTTCTAATAATTTGTATATTTTATCAAAAATATTATTTTTATTAATACTAATTAAAGTATTGATTTATTTCTTTCCTTATTTAATTAAAAATAATTTGTGTTTAATATTGATCAATATATATTTTTGTATATATTTAGATGGTGGAGAATATAAAGGTAATTATAGATTAGATGATAATAATTATATAAGAAATATATTTTATAATTTATTGAAATGTAATAATCATGAAATTTTTATGATAAATAATAAAAATAAAAACGATTTATTAAAGGAGAAATATATTTTAGCATTGCATCCTCATGGTTTAATCCCACTAGCAACAGGTGTAAATTTGAGTTTATCTCCTGAATCTAAAAATATTTATAATAACTTTTATAAAAATTTATATAATAATTTGTATGCAGGCACTGCAACATTTAATTATTTCTTTCCAATATTGAGAGAATTCTATTTATTAATTGGAACTATAGATTGTTCAAGACCGAATTTAACTTATTATTTAAATAACAATAAATCTGTAGCTTTATTTATAGGTGGTGCAAGAGAATCTATATATTGTGGAAAAGGAAAAACTAATTTAATATTAAATAGACGTAATGGATTTTTAAAATTAGCTTTAGAAACAGGTACATCAATAATACCAGTTTTTACATTTGGTGAAAATGATAGATTTACATCATTAACTTGTAGAAATAATATAATATTTGAATTATTTCATAGATTAACTGGATTATGGATACCCATTATAAAATATAATTTATTTGAAAGTAATATAATTTCAGTTATAGGAGAACCAATACACGTTGAAAAAAATATTAATTATAATGAAAGTGACATTTTAATATTAAAAGAAAAATATATAAAAAATTTAAATACTCTTTTTGAAAAATTTAAACATAAACATGAAAATTATATAGATAAATCTTTAATTATTATTTAATAAAATACTTAAAATTAAGTAATTTATTATTTATTATTATGGATATTAACTTTGATTATTATTGGACTAGAATTTATAATTTATTTTATGTATTTACTTTTTTATTAAAAAATGGAATATTTTATATTTATTATAGAGATTCATTGAAATTTATACAGAATTTGACTTTTGATATTGAGAGATTTAATTATACTTATATAAAAATTTTACAAACAATTTCTTGTAATTCTTTAATCTTTAGTGATGAGCAAAAAGACTTTTTATTAAAATATTCTAATCAAGTACCATTTAAACAAAGTAATCATGATTATCAATTTCTAGTTGATTTAGAAGAAAAATATAAAGGAGAATTAAAAATAAATAAAGATTCTCCTATTAACTCAGGAATAGTAGCATTAGTTTATGAAGGTTATTTATGGGCTAATAAAGGTAATGATCCTGATAGAAAAGAGCATAAAGTAGTAATAAAAATTTTAAAAAAGGATGTAACAGAATTATTAAATACTGCATGGCAAGATCTTGAATTCTTTACAAAACTATTTGATTATTTACCTGTATTTAATAAATATAAATTGAAAAAACTGATAGATTTTAATAAAGATTATGTTATTGATCAATTAAATTTTAACATTGAACTTGAAAATTTAAAATTATGGAAAAATTTTTCTAATAAGATTGACTATCTAGAAGTGCCTCAATATTTTGAAGAATTTACAAAAGAAGATTCCAATATTCTTGTTATGGAATATCTAGAAAATATTTCAATAAAAGAATTATCAAAAGAATTAAAAAGTAAATATGCGGTAAATCTTATTAAATCAGTTTTTGTAGGTTCATTTTTTTATGGTATTATTCATGGAGATCTCCATTCAGGTAATGTTTTATTATTAGAAAATAGTAAAATTGGTATAATAGATTTTGGAATAGCTTGCAAAATAAGTCGAGAGGAGCAAAATGCTATGTATAATTTTTATAAAAATTCATTATTTGATCAAGATACAAAAAAAGCTAGTTTAAATATTAAAGATTTAGTCTATCCTAGAGAGACTTTAAATAATTTATCTTTTGAGAAATCTACACAACTTTATAAAGATGTTGAAAACGTAATTCAAGAACATTTTGTTATAAATCCAGATCCTATGATTTTCGTCTTTAATTTAACATATGTTCTCTCCAAATATAAATTAACAATATCAAAAGGATTTGCTAATACTATATATGGTATATCAGCTGGTATAAATCTAAATATTGAACTTATTAATACTAAAACATCTAATCCTATTAAAGAATATAACTTATTATCATTATCCATTATAAAAGATTTATGTCAAGAAATAGATTTTTCTTTAGATTAAAAATTGATTTAAACTTAATATTTTTAAATCAATTAAAAATGGAAGATATTTCGACAAAGGAAAATATTGTTTTTGTAGATTTAAGTTATTTTATATTTTATAGATATTATGCATTAATACAATGGTGGAAATTAGCTAAACCAGAAGAAAATCTTGATAATCCATCTTTAAATGAAGATTTTATTAATAAATTTAAGAAAACATTTATTGAAAAATTTAATGAAATTCCAAAAAAATTAAAAATTAAAAATTTTATCTTAATTGGAGCTAAGGATTGTCCAAGAGAAGAAATTTGGAGAAATCATTTATTTAATTCTTATAAAGAACAAAGAGTTTATGATGATGATTTTATGGGAGGTTTCTTCTTCAAACTTGCTTACAATGAAATAATACCTAATTTATGTCGATTTATTACTTTAGATAATTTAGAAGCTGACGACTGTATTGCTCTATTGACCAAAGATATAAGTACAAAATTTCCTGATAAAAAAATATTTATTATAGCTAATGATATGGATTATTTACAACTAGCTGATGATAAAATAAAAATTATAAATTTAAAATTTAAAAACCTTCAAGAAAGTAAAAATTCTACAGGAAATAAAGATTCTGATTTATTTTGTAAAATTGTTTTAGGAGATAAAAGCGATAATATTCCAGGAATTTTTAAAAAATGCGGACCAAAAACGGCTATAAATTATTTTAATGATAGAAATCTATTCTTGGAAGCTTTAAAGCGTGAAAATGCAATTGAGAGATTTGAAAAAAATAACAAAATAATAAATTTTAATGAAATTCCTGATAAATTACAAAAAGAATTTTATGAAAAATATCCAATTAATTAAAAAATAAAATTGAAATGCTTTTTCAGTTTTATTCTATAGTAAATTGTTCTACAATATGAATACAGAAGCAATGCACATTGAAAAAACTTTTAAATTTTATGATATTTTTGATAATAAATATGATGCTGAACAAAATGAAGAATATTGTTATGTAACAATTAATGTCGAATCAAAAATTAGTGGAGAAAAACCGATATTTGATATTTCTTATACTTATAGTTATCCAAATGGTAGATCACAAAGAGCGAATCCATTTAATTACAGTAAAAATATTGAATACGCAGATAGGGAGGGAGTAATAGTTTTTAAAAACTCATTGACTGAAAAACTAGTAGAATATTTAATGATGGATCAAGAAGAAACAGAAAAAGTTTCTGGAGGTACTTATTGGTTACAATATAAGATTAAAGTAATGGAAACTTTAGCTAACTTTTGGGATTGAACTATCTTCTTCTTCTTCTTCTTCTATCATTTCTACATTGAGAACAGTGTTCTTCTGAAAATGTAGATCCATGTTCACAACCCCAACAACCCATTTCTCCATAAATTGTTTCATCATCTTCTGCTTCTGGATCAAGATGTTCTCCTTGTTCATTTTCATAAAATTCTCTTGGTCCATGTTCTCTTGCTAAACTAAAAGATCTACCTCTTCTTAAATTAGGAGGTGAATTAGGACTTACAGCTGCTTGTTGTCTTTGTATAGGTCTACCTAATTCCACTAAAGCTGGTTCAGGTGAAGGAGATCTAGGATTAGGACTTGTGCTTCCAGTAGGAGAATTTTTTTTTTCACGATATTCTTGTTCAGTATAGGTTGGAGCGGTTTCCATTCCAGCTTTTCGTTTATTATTTTTACTTTTTCTTTGTCTCTTTCTAGTTTTTTTAGGTGTTTTTCTAATTCTTTTTTTAAATTTAAATGTTAAATTTTTACGCTTATTTTTTCTTTTGTGGGTTTTATATTTCTTCATATAATTATGTATATATTTTTTTTTACTTCCACCATGATTTTCAATTACACCTTTTTTCCTTAATTGTCCTCTTTTATTAAGATGCCATCTATCAGGAATAAATTCTTTTTCATAAAGTTTTTTAAATCCAGGAATTCTTTGAATTATTGTTCCATATTTTTTTTTTAGTTGTTTAGCTTTTTCGGGACAGGTAGCTTTTATAGTATTAATAAGATTAACAGACGCATCTGATGGATTAACAGTTAAATCTAACTTTATAGTATATGTTCTCTCCGAAATTTGTTTTCCATCTTTACTGGTTTCTACATTTTCAAAATTATTAACATTAGGAAGTACACCAGGAGATTCAGAACCATTTAATTCTTTTTTTGGTGAAAGTTTATAATCTAGGATAGCATATGTTTTTCCATTATAAGATATTTCATTATTTTTGTGAAAATGTTTATTAAACATATTTTTAAGAGGATGTGGACTAAAATAAATCTCATTTAACAATTCTAAATCTTCATGAAATGCATCAGGATTCGTATATTTTTTTTTTGGATCTTGAGACTTTATTCCTATTTGTTTAATTAATTGATCTAAATAATTACTATTAGAAAAAATTTGTTTATTAGTTATATCAGGATTTTTTTTATTAAATTCTTTAATATCCTTATCTTCAATCAAAATAAAACAACAATTTTTTCCACTAGATGGAATAAAAGGAGGTAGTAATATATTTTTTTCAGTAGATCCTTTGACATTTTCCGAAACATTATAAGTATAATCATTAACATTCATTATGCTAGGATCATTACTTATAAAATTAATAATATATCTTACAAAATTATTAGTTAATAAAATTTTTAGATTAAGATTAAGTGTTAATATAAATGATAATTTATTAGTTTCATTAAAACTATTATAAGAAAAATAGTCTCTCATAAATCTTAAACTTTCAGATCCTTGATTTAAATCTTTCCACTCAATACTATTTAAATTTAATGTATTTAAAACTGATATTAAAGAATTAAAAATTTTAATATTATAATCTTCTTTTTCTTTATCTGTTGTTAAATTAGGCTTATTTTCTAAAGATTTAATGTATTTTCTAAAGTTTTTTTGTATACTTTCATCTAAAAAGATTTGTAATATATTTTCTGAAACACTTTTTGCTTGATCAAGAGATAAATTCATAATTGATGAATAATTTTTTTCTATTTCAGATAAATCTTGTTTAATAGATTTAAATTTATTATTGGTCTCTTCTTCAGAATATTTTTCATTAATATTAATTTGAGAACCTGCCTGGCGAGTTCTTAATTTATCTACATACAAAGGATTATAATTATCAGTAGTTTTAGCATTTAAATAATTTAAATAATTAATTTTATATTTATCCATTAAATTTTCGGAACTTTTAGATATAAAATACTTTTCACAATATTTTTGAAATTTATCAATTTGATCTGTTGTAAAATTTAAATCCATTAAATATAGTTTTGTTGATTGTTCAATATTAGAAGTAGTTAACACTTTAGTATCAGTTTTTTCAATTAAAGGTTTATTTTTATAAATCACAATGTATAAATTATTTAAAAAATCTAAATATTTACTATCATAATCTTTAAATTCGATTGGTTGACTGATAGAACCGGGTGCTTTTTTTGAATCAGGTGCTATTTTATCTTTATCTGGAGGCTTAGCCTGGGTTAAAAAGTAATCTTTATATCCATTTTTATTTTCCAAAATATTATCAACAAGTTTCAAGGTTCCTTTTATATTTCCAATTGAATCATATAAATCTTTAATTTTTTTATATATATTATCATATTGTGGATCATTAGGAAAACTATCACGAGTAAATTGTTTATGACCACTTTCTAGAAATACAGAATCATCACTATTATCATTAATTATAAGATTAAATATCTTTTTAAATTTCTCACTATCTTGTTCTTTACCTTCTTTTATAATAAGATAGGCAGTTAAATTTTCAGGAATATTTAAATTTTTTTCCTGAGTTTTTTTAATTTCTGGTTTTAGCAATTGACTAATTTGACCTAATATTTCTTGAATATTATTAAATTTAATTTCATTGGTATCATTATGAATATTACCTGATAAATCATTTTCTAAATTATCAATTACATCAATAATCTTAGTTAATGGATTTCTAATAAATTCTAAAAGTTTTAATGTAGTTTGTTCCATTCTAAATAATTTTTGATTTTTAACATTCTCATCATCTCTAGTATTAATTTTATTTTGATTTAAAAATTCATTTCTCCAAATAGTAAAGAGTTGCTCTAAATAAGCATAATTTTTATTTAATAAATATTTTTTATTAACAGTCTCTCTGAATATTAGATAAGTAGTTTTATTTTCAAAATTACCTTTTATATTTATTTGATTAATTTGATTCATATTATAATATGTAAATAAATTAATATAATATAAAAAATTTAAATTTAGTATTTAGAAACTCCCAAACCATTAAAATTATTATAAAAATTATATTTATCATTATTAACATTATTATTTTTAGCTTTTTCCAAAATATCATATGCTTTATCTAATTCTTCTTTAGTAATTTTATTATCATCATTCAAATCAATTGCTTTATGTAATTTTTTAAGATTTTCTGGTAGTATGCAGAAATTACTATCTTCATGTAAAAGCCAAGTTACAATTATCCAATATAAAATAGTTAAAATAATTGAAACAATAAAATCTCTTGTTCCTATAAATGCTATAAAAAACACTAATACTTCTTTTCCCAAATTTTTTAAAATTAACTCTTGATTTTTTGTTAATTTTAAGTCTATATATCTTGAAGCTATATTTAAAAATATAATGCATAGTCCTATAATTATTTTATCATTTGTTATAATATCTAAAAAATGTTTAACAGTTGATATCATAATATATATTCTTTAGAGATATTTAAAATAATAATTCTAAAATAATAATATTATAATTTTTTATATATGACACTACAATATTCAGAAATAAATTTTGATAATAATATAAATGATAAAAATAATTTAAAATTACCTGATCCCCCAAAATTGACACAGAATAAAGGTCATAACCAGACTAAAAAAAGTCAAAATTATGATATGAGTGATTTATTTGATAAAATTCACAAAAAAGATCAATTAGATCAATTTGAAAATTATAATGATGATTGTAAAGATAATAATTTATCTGATTTTAAACCATTACCCCCAGTAGAACCAGTACAAATGGTAAAACCAAATCAATATCATTTACAACAGCCTAATCAAGAAAGAGTTTCTTTAGAAGAAAAGGTAAATAATTATAATGAAAGTTATTATGCAAGTATTCCATACCAAAATAATGTTGATCAAAATATAAAAAATAAAGAATTATTACATAAGCTTAATTATATAATAACTTTGTTAGAAGAACAAAAAGATGAAAAAACAAATAATGTAATTGAAGAAGTTATATTATATACATTTTTAGGTATATTTATAATTTTTGTAATTGATAGTTTTGCTAGGGCGAGTAAATATGTTAGATAATTAATTAGGTTTTTGGAATATATACAAAAAACTTGAAATGCCACTTTTATCTTTAATAGAAAATTGTTTTAAAATAATAAATCCTAGATATTTAGCAATTTTAATTGTATCATCAATAGATTTTATGTAAAGCATGGTTTCTTGATTTCTAATTTTACCATTATTAAAAGAAAATTTTTCACTAAACATCATTCTCTCACTATCTAGTTTCTTAAACTTAGGTTTATAAACAAAATCTGTAAATTTTATTGAATCACTCAATAATAATGATGGATCAACAAAATCTGGATATACATTTTTTCTAATATTTAAAATATTATTTTTAGCATTTAATTTTTCTTCTGGAACTAAATTAATTGCTACATATCCTCCTGGTATTAACCAGGTAAAACAATTTTCCAAAAACTGTTTTTTATTTTCAATATAATAAAAATTTAAATTTAGGCAAAAAATATGAGTAAAACTATTTTGATGAAATAAATGATTATTAAGTATATCATCATTTAAAAATTTATTTTCACATGATGGATATCTTTTTTTAGCCATATCTATTAATTTTTTTGATTTTTCAACTCCAATTACATTAGGAGTATATTCCTTAAATAAATTAACTAAATATCCTGATTGAGATCCAACATCTAATATAATACTTCTTTCTGTAGGTTGTGTATTAGTTATTATATTACCAACTTCAAAATCACTAACTATTTTATTAAAAGTTAATACATCAAATACTTTAGTATAGAAATCATCATTTAAAGTTTCAATATCTTTTATTTCTATTTTATTATTAATATCTTGAAATCCTTCTATTCGATTTCTTGAAAATTGACAAAATAATGAGATTATTAATAATATAAAAAATAAAATAAGTATTTTTTCGATCATAGAAAAATCATTAAATTTTTTAATTAAATTCATGCTTTATAAATATTAAAGTTATTTTTTTTATTATTTAAATTATATAATTTATAATAGATGGATGATAAAGATATAAATGATATAAGAACTATTCATGATTTTAGAAATATTTCATTTTCTGAATTTCAAAAATCCAAAGTTAAATTAGAATTAATTAAAAATATAATTAATAATAAGATTGAACCATCTTGCTATTGGAGCACAGAATTAATTGCAGCTGGACACTTCATAGATCTATGGGATGTTATACTAATAGTTTGTAGTAAACATATACATGTTGGTAATCCTAAATTACCGATTTATATAGAATTAAGATATGAAAATTTCAAAGATATATTAATAAATGGATATATTGATAATGAAATAAAACTTAGAAATAATAAAAAAATAAGAAGATTATTTGCAGAATTAATTTGTATATTATGTTTATCTCCTAAAAGACACTCAGTACAGGAAATTAAGATTGATCCTGAAGAATTTGATATTGCTCTTTTATCAGATAAATTAAAAGCCGATAAAATAACTTATTGCGAAAATATTTTTAAAAAAGATGATCCAAAACAATTATTTATTCCTTTGAATGAATTAGCTTTTAATTTGAAAAAAAAAAATAATATAAGTTCAACATATTGGATTGAATGGTTATTACAATTTGAAAGTTTATGTAGACAAAAAAAAATTAATTTAGTATGTGAAACTAGACAAAATATGCCTGTCAAATTTGAATTCCAAAAGGATTCTGTTTGGTTAATTTGGGAAACCTTATTAGCTGAATTGGATGATAGAAAAGATGATAAAAAAATTTTAAAAAGAATAATTCATAGTTTACTCAACTTATATTGCATAAAATTTTCTCATTCTGCAAAAAAGAAAAGAAAATCTATAATTTATTTTGCTGTAAGTTTGTTAACTGATTTTGTTGATTTTAATATTGAAATTTTTTCTCAATCTTCTTTTATTGAAAATATTGTTAAAAAAATAGATACAATTTATAAAGAATTAAAAAAAAATGAAAAAAGCCCAGAAACTGATTATTTATTTACAAATGTTAAAAAAGATAATTTTGATAAATCTATTTCTAAAATTGAAATGATGAATAACCTTGAAGATTTTGATAAAGAATAACTATATTTAATATAAACATGGATTTTTTAAAAAGTTTAGTCGAATTTTTAGGAACTTATTTGGCCTTTATGATAATATATTATTTTGCTACTCATCATCCAAAATATATTGCACTTGCTGTTGGCTTTGCTTTCGGATCCGTTGTCTTCTTATTTTCAAAAATTTCTGCAGATTTTAATCCAGTAGCAACACTTATTTTTGTTTTAGAAAAGAAACAACCTGTATCTGATTTAATTACATTAGTTATACCACAATTACTTGCTGGTTTAGCTGTTGTTGAAACTTTTAAATATATTAAATAATTTAAAAAAATTAATAAATAAACTATTTAATTCTTTTAAATTATTTACTTTTTTTCTTTGTAAATTTCTTTTTTCTTCCTTTTTTTGTTTTCTTATATTTTTTCTTTTGAAACTTTTTTGTTAATTTTTTTATTTTTTTTATTTTTTTATGTCTTGTTTTTTTACCTCTTTTTCCTCCAAAAGAAGGCACATTATCTATTCCCTGATTTAATAAATCCTGTTCTCTTTTAAATTTTTCTTCTTGAATTTTTATATCATCTTCACATGAATTTCCATACAATTCATCTGTTGTATATCCACACTTCTTGAATTTTTCACAACTTTCAAATAACCTATTTGCATAATTATATCCATCTTGCAAATTTTCTTCATCTATTTTTTTTGTTCCATATCTAATTTTACTTGATAGCAAACCATCTTTTTTTATTATTGGTTTTTTATCCGCGTCATTTTTTAAATCATAATATATTTTATCACTACTATTTTTTGTTATTAAATCCTCTAATAAAATTAAATATTTTTCTTTTTCAATTATAAATCCATCCTGTTTTTTGTATACACATAACACAGCATCCAAATTGTTTAATCTAAAAGGTAATTTCATTATATCTTTTATATATGCACTATGTGATACTATACACTGTACATTTTCTTTCGTAAATTCAGGTGAAAATAATTTGTTTTTAAATTGTTCATAATATTCTTCAAGATCTTTACTATTAGCTATTTTAAATATATCAGAAGGATTTTTTGTATTATTATTAATAATTCTTTTACAATCAATTTCTAATCCCTCCTGAATATTTTTATTTAAAAATAAACAAGAATTATCGCTTACTTGTTTAGTTATTATATTTGGTCCCGAAAAAAATTCTTTATCTAATTCTTGTATTCCATTTATTCTAGTAATTTTATCTGTATTTTCTAAGAATGTATTCATACCAATAGACATAATTTTACAAGTTTCCATAGCTCTAGCTAATACTGAACAATATAAGTCATACTTTTTTTCATTACCACTTATTTTATCTAATAATTTATTTATAGCTCCATTTATTTTATAAAAATTTTTACCAAAAGTAAAAGCTTCTGCTATTCCTTTTTCTGTACATAAAGGTTGTTGTCTATAAATTCCTTTAGCTACATTGTGACAAGCTTCACAATGTCTTATCCATAATACATAACGTAAATCTTCACTAGAAGGTAATGACTCTGGACTAGATTCTATAGGAGCACCATATGTTGGAATCGATATTTTACTACTATCTGTATCTAAACTATAAATAATTCTACCTTCTCTATCTAGTCTTTTATTTAAAGAAACAATACTTTGTAAATCTTTATTTTTTTCACTTTCACTATTTATTTGTACAAATCCAAAAGAAAAACCCAAAGAATTTTCATTTACTTCTATCTTACTTTGAGAGAGATTGGTTCTCCAATCTTGATCGAACTTTTTTAAAGTTGGATATTTTGATTTATCAGGATCTTCAATTATTATTTTTAATTGATCTTCACTGAGAGGTTCATCAATTGGTTGGTCCCTATATATTAAGTTTAAACCAAATTCTCTAATTTGTTTTGCAATTTCAATAGGAGCCAAAACACAAATAGAAGCCAAAAAACCTAATTTTTCTATATTATTATTTTTTTCAGGAAAACATTCATATCTCATTGCTGTTATTTTATTTAAATTTTGTGTATTAAAATATTTATCTTGTTTTTCTCCTAGAGTAATAGCTTTACTTTTAATAAAATCTCTACTTTTTTTTGTACGCATTCTGTAAGGAGTTCCCTCAATATTCAATGTAAAAGTTACCTTATCTAAATCTCCAAGAATAGGTCTTATATTATCACATTCTCCATCTAAAAAAATTTGATGAGCTTTAGGATCAACATGATGAAATTGAATGTTTTTAAATAAATTATCTAGTTTTTGAAAGATTGGTTTTATTATTTTATCTTGAATTATTGGTACTTTACTTTTACCTTTATCAGAAAAATCTTTTAATTCTTTTAAATAACCATCTAAGGTTATATAACCTCCTTTTTTGCCATTATCTATATAATCATCTTCTGTTGATGGAGGACATAAAACTTCTTCTTTTTGTTCTCTTCCACTTTCCTCACTTGATGTATTAGTTAAATAATTTGTCAATTGACTGAGTAATCCACCGCCTTCACTTTCTGTGCTTTCTATACTTGTTTCACTTATTGGTTTATCTTCTTCTGTAACTTTTTCTGCTTCATTCTCTCCTTCTCTTTCTATATCTTCTTGTTCTTCTTGTTCTTCTTGTTCTTCTATACCTTCTGGTTGTTCTTCTTCGTCAATATCTGATCTAAAACTAGTTAAATCAGTATAAACTGAACTTACACTTCCTTCTCTACATCTATCCCTAGGTTCAGGGCAGTAATGATATTTCTCACCGACTAAAAAATATGGTGATTTTTTAAATATTCCTTCTGAAGATGAGCAAATACTTATATATTTTTCTATATCAGAAAAATTTTCTCTATCTTTATTAAATAAATCATTTATTACTGATTGAATTAATAAATTCATAGTAGAACTATTCATTTTAATACATGCATTATCTTCATCAGAAAATTCTAAATTAAAAACTGCTTCACCTCCTAGAATTCCAGTTGGTGGGCCTTTTAAAACCTTATTCGATCCTTTACATATTATAATAACTTGTTCAGATTTTGAACTTGCACCTATTAATTTACAATCATTTCCCGCATGATCAATACATGAATTTCTTTTAGCTGATTGTGTTAATGATCTAAGGTAACTATCTAAAGTTTCTATATCACGTTTAAATTGTTGTGTGCGTGGTTTTCCACCTTTACGTTTTCTTGACTTTTTATTATATAATTTTTTATTTAATTTAATAGTTTGTTCCATTTATATATTAAAATAAAATAAAAAATCTAATTTTCTCTGTAATAAAATAAAATCTGATAACTTAGTCTAAAATTCCAAGTCAAATTATGCCCTTCAAATCTCCAAATTATATTTTTATTAATAATTTCTTTCCAATTCATTGATGAAAATTTATTAAAGCTTGCACCATCAAAAGCAAATTGTTTTTTGTTACAAGTTAATAAAGAACAAAAATGTTGTTGGTTGGTATCTCTAATAATAGCTGCATCTAATTTATATTTAACGCCAAAAATATTAAGTTCTTGAGACTTATCATCAATAAATCTGGATGAATAGTCAGCAATTTCCAAAATAATTATATCTGGTTTATTTTTTATTTTTCGATCATTAATTAATTTTTCAATAGTAGAATTTTTGGAATTTGTAGTTAAGGTTAAAGGTAAAATATTAACATTATTAGCATTTAAATAATTAATAATAGTTAAATAATAATCAATAGGATTTCCTGGTTGATCTATATTTGGAATGTGATCATCAAATTTGTGATTTTTATTTATATTATCATAAATTTTCTTTATTAATAAATTAGTGTTAAAAGTTAGGGCAATATTTTTTAAACTAGGATTATAAGATGATTCAATTGCAATATTTAAAATAAAAAAGGCTTCTCTCAATTCTTTTTTAATAGTTTTTCCATTAACAGTTTTACCAATAATCATTAATTGTCTAAAAAATTTAAAAAATTTTCTACCTTTATCACTAATAAAAAATGTTACAAAAAATGTATTAAACCAACAATTAGATAAAACCTGTCTTGGTGGAATAATATCTTTACAATTAATTTTTTTAATTGATTTTAAGTTATTAAGTAAAAATTCTTGAGCTTCTTTTGATTTGTAATTTACACATTTTTTATTTTTTTCAGTACCAATATTAATATTTAAAAAGTCTTTACTACATAAAAAAAAGTTTTTTGGTTTTTTTCTAGTATAAGATACTAAAAGTTTATTAACTCTAGGAGAAAATGATTTTTTAATACTTTTATTACCTTTTTTACTTTTAACTTTCTTTGTATTTTGTTTTAATAAATAACCTAATAATAAATTTTTTTTGGGTGTAGTATTTTTAATAAATATGCTATTTTTAATTTCCTTCATATATTAAATTAAGATAATATAAATTATATATAATAATATTATAAAATGGAATCTGATAGTCAACTTGAAATGCAAAAATCAATCATTCAAAAAAAAATTCATGATAGATGGTGGTGGAATTTTTGGACAACATTATTATTTTGGTTAGGTATTTTAGTATTTCTATCTTTTGTTGGATTTAATGTTTTTTCTGCTTTAGGAGAGACAAGTGATTTTTTCGCAAAAATTGTTGATGCTATTAAAGATTTTTTTGCTCCAGTATTAAAGCTTTTTGGTTTAGGAGCAACTGTTACTGCTAAACAAACTATTAAAACTGGAAGTAAAGGAGCCACTGGTATAATAGATTCTGTATCAAATACTACTGTATCAGGAATAGATCATTTGCAAAAGAAAATATATAGTCCAAATAATCAGGATAGTGATGATGAAAATAGTGATGATGAGGATAATGAAAAAAAAAAAGATCAAAAAAAAAAAGATGATAAATTAGCAAGAGACAATGTAAATAATGTACAAAATAATGAAAATAAAGAAATGAGTAAGGATGACTTACAAAAAGATAAGGGTCCACCAAAAGATAATGCTCAAAAAAATTATAAGGGTCCACCCAAAAATTCCAAACCTCCAATTCCTGATGCTATTCAAAGTAGTAATGAAGATCCAACTCCAACTGTTCCAAAACCTTCAAATAGACCAGTTCCAACTCAAACAAATACAGATGATAAATTAATAAAACCTAGATTCCCTACACCAAGTTCTATTCCAGAACCGGGTGGTGATATACTTTATCAAACTAAAACTAGTGGTCCAGGATATTGTTTTATTGGTGAAGTTAATGATCAAAGATATTGTGTAAGGGTAAATAATAATGTGGGAGAAGAATGTCCAACTGGTAGAGGATTTGAGAAGCAAGAAGTTTGTATTGATCCTTATAACTTTAGAAATTAAATAATAATTAGGATAGATTAAATAATATTTTATCTAATCTATTGAATTTAAGGAGAGAATGCATATACTGGATCTAAATTATCATTAAACCATCTATTTGCTAAATAATAGGGTTTAGCATTAAGATCATTTCCAGTTGCAGTAAGATTAGGACCGTGTTCAACGATCCAATCAATTTCAGCTGTTCCTATAGCATAATTAAAGTATCTAAGTTCAGAAATTTGTCCTCCAAAACCTCCATTTAATGCTAAATTAGTTGGTCCATAATTTTGTCTAGCAACTCCTCTTAAATGATGACGTCTAACAAGTCTTCCGTTAATATAAACATCAAGAATATTATTATTTTCTAATCTTATAATTACCGATACCCATTTATTTATTGGAATTTCTGGGACAATTACATCATCATAAATCATAGGTGATAAGGCATCACTTCCCATACCAGCACCACCTGAACTATTTAAATAAGCAAATTCTTTTCTGCAACTAGCCAATGTAGCGGGATCTGCACCTTTGCTAGTATCAAATGTACCATTTTCTTGGACGGCACGCATAGCATCCATACAAGCTGAATTCAATTGTGTTAAAGGTTGACCAGTAGCTTCGTTTGTAAATATATTCATTCTTACTAATAATGATAATTCTGCTACATTAGGAGAATTATTAGGACTTATGTAAAGTCCAGGGCCATTTAAAGGTTCAACTATACCATCAACAGCTCCAAAATGAGGTACATCTTTACCTACTCCCTTAGGCTGGTTATTAGACTGGGGAATACGTGTATTTCCTTTACTAAATACATGTCTAAATCTATCTTTTCCTCTGTCTAATTGATTTCCATCAATAAATATCCAAACAGACCATGTAAACTCTATTCCTCTCCATTGATTTTGACTTCTCATAATTGGTACAGAGTTGTGGACAGTAGGATCACTAGGAATAACTTTTTGAGTAGAAGCATTAATCATTCCAGGTGATACGATAACATTAGGACGGGGACTAAAAAGCCATCCTAAAATTCCGGTTCCTAAACGTAATAAAAGAACAAAGCCAATTATTACTAAAATAAGGAATACAATATTTGCTATAATACTTCCAGATTCCAAAAATTCTTTTGTACTATTTCCAGCTTTTTCAAATTGATATCCTAAATCTATAGCCATTATTATATATAATATAGAAGAAATTCTAGTATATTATATTATTTTAAATAATTAATTATATAACTATTGGTTTTCCAATAGCATGATTATATTCAAAGAACTGGATCTTCATTTTATATTTATTAAAGAAGTCACCAAATAGATTAGATCCTAGACCATCTCTATAAATATTATAGGCATCTTGAGGACTTAAACAATGATCAAACATTTGAAATCTTGCTACATGACCGTTAAATGTAACGCCGGATGGCCCTCCAATATATGCATTGTCTCTTCCAGGACCTACAGCTACACCTGGTAAAACAAAACTTCTAACTAATTTACCGTGTAAATAAATATCTAAAGTTCTTCCACATACGACACATATTAGGCATACCCATTTTTGAATATTAACATTAGTAATTCTAAATGTTTCAAATCTCATATTTCCCTGGTTTGGAACTGTTTCTTGTTGAAAGTATTCTGAGGCGGGTAATAAAGGTGGAGGAGCATTAGATTTACTATCTGTAGTCTGAGCAAATGTTTTAATACCAATTAATAAGTTATTTTCATAAGCGTCTAATGCAGCAGAAAAGTTGGTTGTAGGTTTTAAAGCAGCTGTGTTTGGTTTTCCGGCAGAGACATTATTAAACATTCCTCCAGGTTGCATACTTGTATTAGGTCCAACTAAACCAATACTTTGTTTAGCATCAGAGAGATACATTACTTGCTTAATTTGTCCAAAGTTTGTATTCCAATCTTCAATAAAGAACCACAAAGCAAAAGAATAATTACTGCTATTATTTCCAGGTAATTTTTTATTAGATATAACAACTCCTGGAGAGGCTGGGTGAATTCCTCCCATTAACATAGTATTCTTCTTAAAGAAAACATTGTAAATAACGATACATAAAACTACTAAAATAACAATAATTAGAATCGTTTCAAGTAATCCCATAATATAATATACTATTAGAAATTATATTATTAAATTATAGATAAAATTTTTTACTAAAATAATTTAATCTACCCAAATAATTTCATTTTTATTTAATATCCTATCAAAATAAATGACATTTTGTATTCCTCCATTAATTCCATCTTTTGTTCCAGCTGTAATTTTATTACTTGTAAAATATGGCATAACTCCTTCTAAACTTCCTACTAATTTATTATCAAGAAATACATCTACTCTACCACTCCTAAAAATTATCACAAAATTCATCCAACTTTGATATGGGAAATCTTTGGTTTTATAAATAGTTACTAAATCATTTTTATCAGTTTGTATAACAATTTTTAATACATTAGTTTTACCATTATATAAAATATTCGGTCTATTACCATAATTAAATAATGAAGTGAATTTTGTATAATTATAATTGGTATTTGAAGGTTGCGGATTTATCCATAATTGTACCCCAATAGAATAATTAGCATCTTTTGCTGTTGATCCTAAAGTTTTTTCGTTATTTGTATAAATTGGATCTTTAAGTAAAATATCACCACCTTTTGTTGCAAATTGTTTCGCCAATAAAGGAAGTAAAAAATAAAATAAAATAAATATAACTTCTAAAGTTAGTAGAATCCAAGTAGTACTAGTTGTTATATTAAATTGTCTCTTTAAATATTCTAAAAATTCTATAAATAAACAAGGAATAAAAAATATAAAATCAACTATAAATCCCCAAAATGATTTACCTTTTTCTGCTTCTTTGATTTGATTAGTTAAATAACTCCATATTAATGCTAAAGATACAATTACAATAAGACTAATTAATATAATATTTAAAACTTGTGTTATTATTTGATATTTTAACATAAAATAAATTATAGTTGAAATAATAGTAAAAAATAATATTAATCCTAAAAGTATTTTTAGAGGACTCATAATATATCGCTTAAAATCATTCCATGTTTTTTTTCTTTCAAAATCCATAAAATATTTACCTTTTTTGTTAGAGCAAAAAGTATCTTTTTTAGAAGAATCATCTTGCTTCTCATTTGGATCATGACTTGTAAAAATATTACCTCTATCTTTTTTATAAATTATTATAAAATAATATAGAGAAGAAGCTATTATTGTTGCTATAAAAAATAACCAAAAGAAAACGTTTGGAAAAGTATTTACTATATTTCCTGGATTTAATCTTAATAAAAAATAAATAATACTAAATAAAGTTCCAAAAATTAAAAAAAAACCAGCATAATTATTATTTAATATCATATTTATTAAGGATTCGTCCATATTTTTGCAATCTTTTTTTTCATTATTATCTTTATTAGATCCTTTCATCATAGTTATATTATATTTATATTTAAATTAAAGATTTTCCATTGCTGTTTTTTTCCCATGACAATTTCTACAAAGTGCTACTAAATTATCTACATTGTTTGAACCCCCATATTCTAACCTTATCACATGATCTACCTCAAACCAAGCTGGTAATTTACATTTACAATGTTTACATTTCCAATCTTGTTGTGAAGCAACATATTTTTTTTTTGTCTCACTTACTGATCTTTTTGTTGCTGATCGTCCAGAATTTAACATTCTCCTTTGTTGTGAGGTTATTGGTTCATCTCCTCCATTCTGGAAATTATTACTAAAGTTTATATTTTTGCTTCCAAAGTCAAAAATTGGAGATAATAAATCTTTTGAATTTTTATCAATTGGAAGACAACTTACTACTTGATTTGCACTTGTGAATAATTCTTTTCCACTTTGTGGATTATTTTTTAATAATAAGTATAAACCTAATCCGCCTACAATAAAGAATGCCATTTGATAATATTTAGACCAACTCTTGAGAGTATTTAATAATCTACCATCATAATAAGTATTAGCTACTAAAAATATTACTATTGCTAATATTAAAATTTCAAATTGCATAATATATATATATTTATTTATAAGTTTTTAAAAAAATCTTTTATCTTGATAATAATATTTTATAAATTAAAATATTAATATTTTATATATGGTTTTTAAAAAACTTCATAAGAATAAATTTATAAATTTTATACTTATAATTTTAGTTTTAGGTATTATTTCTTATTTTTTCATAAATTATTATTTTAAAAAACAAGAAGGTTTAACTAATAAAAATAATAAATGTAAAAAAGGTTGTGAAATTCCTAAGGATAAATGTTGTTCGGGCAATCAGTTTGTAAATATGAATAATGGTTCCTCTATGGATTTTCCTGTTTGTACAAATTATTCTAATAATAGTTTAGACTATTGTCAAGTAGATTCTGATTGCAAATCTTGCAAACCTTTTGTTTGTGATGATTCTTCTAGTTGTGGACCTGACAATCATTTAGGTCCTATTACACCATGTGAAGAAACCACTCATGGATGTTGTCCCGATGGTATAACTAAGTCAAATAAAACAGGTTCTAACTGTAACAATAGTAGTAACAATAAAAATAACAAAAATAACAAAAATAACAATAATAATAATAATAATAATAATAATATAGGTGGTTGTGAAGGAACTAGATATGGATGTTGTCCTGATGGGGTTACAGCTTCTAATAATAGTGGTTCCAATTGTCCTTGTAAACCTGGTGATTTAGGATGTGATCCTTCAACATATGGTCCATCTAGTGAACCAAAAGGAAATAAATGGTCGAAAATTGGTAAAAAAGTTGGAAAAGAAATTGCTGATGGCTTTTCGTTAGATAAAACAGAAAAAAAGAATAAAAAACATCATCATCACCATCATGATCATAGTAGCGAAAATTCAAATATTTTTAATCAGTGGGGTGATGATATTAGTAATTTTGGAAATGATTTAAGACATGCTTTTGATGATGCTACTGGTTATGCCCATGGATATTAATCTACCTCATCTATTGAAGGTCCATTGTTTGTTGATTCATCTACATTAGGCATACCTCCAGGCATACCTCCAGGCATACCTTCAGGCATACCTCCATTATTTCCAGAGTAAAATTTTGACATAATTGGCATACAAACCTTTTCTACTTCTTTATACTTTTCTTCATATTCTTCTCTGGTTAAATTATTATTATTTTCTAGCCATTGTAAATTATCTGCAACTAATTTTTCTAGAGTTTCTTTTTCATCATCTTCAATTTTATCTTTCAGCTTCTCATCATTAATTGTTTGTTTAATAGAAAAGAGATAATGTTCTAATCTATTTTTACCATCTAAACTTTCTCTAAATCTTTTATCCTCTTCAGCATATCGTTCTGCATCTTCTGTCATTCGCTCAATTTCATCTTTTGAAAGATGACCAGCGTCATTTGTAATTACAACATTGCTAGTAACACCTGTGGATTTCTCCAGAGCTGTTACATTAAGAATTCCATTTGCATCAACATCAAATGATACTTCAATTTGAGGAACGCCACGTGGCATAGGAGGAATCCCAGTTAAATTAAACTCTCCTAATTTATTATTATCTTTAGTTCTTGCTCTTTCGCCTTCAAATACTTGGATTGTAACTGCTGGTTGATTATCACTATATGTTGAAAAAACCTGTTTTTTACAGGTTGGTACTGTTGAATTTCTTGGAATAATAACTGTCATTACTTCACCTGCAGTCTCCAAACCTAAAGATAAAGGAGCAACATCTAATAATAAAAGATCTGAAGTTTTCTCTGATTTAATATCACTTAGAACAGCTGCTTGAACTGCTGCTCCATATGCTACGGCTTCATCTGGATTAATAGATCTAGATAATTCTTTACCATTAAAGAAATCAGAAAGCATTGTTTGAATTTTTGGAATTCTTGTTGATCCTCCTACTAATACTACTTCATCAATATTATTTTTACTTAACTGAGAATCTTTTAAAACTTTTTCGACAGGTTCCATTGTATTTCTGAATAAATCCATACATAATTCTTCAAATCTAGCTCTTGTTAAAGATGAAAAAAAGTCTATACCTTCATATAAAGAATCTATTTCAATAGATGTTTGAGTAGAAGCTGAAAGAGTTCGTTTAGCTCTTTCACAAGCAGTTCTTAGTCTTCTTAATGCTCTTGGATTATCAGTAATATCATGTTTATGTTTTCTTTTAAATTCTTGTACAAAATGCTTTACTAATCTTGAATCAAAATCTTCACCTCCTAAGTGTGTATCACCAGCTGTTGCTTTTACTTCAAAAATACCTTCTTCAATATTTAATATAGAAACATCAAATGTTCCACCTCCCAAATCAAAAATTAAAATATTTTTTTCTTTTTCTGATTTTTTATCTAAACCATAAGCAATTGCTGCCGCAGTAGGTTCATTAATAATTCTAATTATATTTAATCCTGCAATAGCTCCTGCATCTTTTGTAGAAGCTCTTTGTGCATCATTAAAATATGCTGGGACTGTAACAACCGCATTTTTAACTTTTTTACCTAAATATGATTCAGCTATTTCTTTCATTTTTGTTAATACCATGGCTGAAATTTCTTCTGGTTGAAATTCTTTATCTTCATTTTTATGATTTACTTTAATTATTGGTTTATCATCTTTACCAATTACTTTATATGAAAATGTTTTTAAATCTGATTGAACTTGTTTATCACTAAATCGTCTTCCAATTAATCTTTTTGCATCAAATACAGTATTTAAAGGATTCATAGCAGCCTGATTTTTTGCTGCATCTCCAACCATTCTTTCAGTTTCAGTAAAACCAACATATGATGGAGTTGTTCTATTACCTTGATCATTTGCTATTATTTCAACTCTATCATTCTGCCATACACCTACACAAGAATATGTAGTTCCCAAATCAATCCCAATTGCTATTTCAGTTTCTTCGGTCATATAATTATTTATTAAATTTATGTTTAAATATTTTTAAAATAATTTATAAAATTTTAAAAATTTATTGTTTTCTTTTTTGAGTCTTATTTGGATTATTAATTTTAATTTTTAAAATTTCAGTTAATAATTTTTCTTTATTAATTTTATTAATTGAATATTTTTCATTATATAAAAAATTCTTAATTAACTCTATAATAGGTCGTTTATTAAATTTATGTTTTTTATAAACCAATAATATATCCAAATATACTGTCAAAAAACCCCATAAGTCACAATTATGACTAAAAATATTAAAGTAATATTCTTTCTCCTTAAATTTAAAATTTTCAAAATCAGTATATTTTAAAAGAACATTCTCCAAATATTTTATTATAAATTGAAATCCTTTATTATTCTCAAGTATGTCTATATCAAACTTATCTATATTATTACTTTTATAAATTAAGGGAAATAAATAATTAATTATATATACAGTATGACCACTATTAAAATAATAATTTTTAAACATGTAAATAATAAAATTTTTAATAACTAATTTATTATCTTGTTTTCTATAGGTCTTTAAAACACTTTCATATATAGTTTTAAAATTGGGATCAAATATAATACTTGAGAATGGCAAATTAAATTGAATACCACGATATTTAATTATATCAGGTATATTATTACTATTTTTTATAATTGTAGACATACCCCAATCTATAATTTTTATTCCCTCATTTAGATCTTTATTATTTATTAGTAAATTATTACTCTTAATATCATTATGTATTAATCTTAATTTATTCATTTCTATTATGGCAAATTTTAAAACATTATAGAATTTTTTATTATAAAAAATAAATCTCTTTAAAAAATCTTTTTCATTTGAAATAAAATTAAATAATTCTTCTCCTCCATAGGGTATATTTAAAATTAAAAACTTATCTAAATTTTTATTTATATTATCTTTTGTTATTCCTAAATTTATTAAAGATATACAAGTATCAAATTTATCCAAATCATCTTGTGTTAATTTATTGGGTTTACAAGAAAAAATTTTATTTATTATAAAATAATCATCATAATTTTTTATTTTTAAAATAATAGGTTTGATCTCATTATTTAATTTTTCTTCTTTTTCGACTTCACTTTTTAATGATAATTTGCTTATACCATTATATTTATTTTTACTATTTTTACATTTAAGTGACGGATAAAAAACACATCCAAAACCACCAGCTCCTATCACTTTTCCAGCAATATTATTATTCATTTATATATAAATTATATATTATTCTCTTGTAGCTAATATGACTATTATAATAATTAAAACAACTAATAATGATAAAAATATTATTTTTTCTCTCCACTTAAATTCTTCCTTTTTAACTTTTGGTTTTGGTTCATAATTTTTATAATAATTTATAATTGCATCACTATATAACATTTGAGGTTTCTCCAAATCTTTATTAATTTTATTATGTATAAAATGCATCCATTTAGTAAAAGATTCTCTTGAATCTAAATAAGGTAAAACAGGATAGGCATCTAATAGTTTAGAGAGATTTTTTCCCATTTCTTCATTAGGTATTAACATTGGTAACAAATTTATAAAGTTATAATATCTTTTTTTAACTGTTTCATTGGGTTTTAAAGGATAACATATAGTAATTGTATGTAAAACAAACCAATAGTGAGGTCCCCAAACTTCAGCATCTAAATTTTCAAAATTAATTAATTTCATTTATTATTGGATTATATTTAAATAATATAAAAACTACAATTTATATTATTTATCGATAGATGAAAAATTATAACTTTTGCAATAACTGCGGAAAATTGGGACATTTATTTCATCAATGTAAAATGCCAATTACTTCGATAGGAATAATAGCATTTAGAATTAACGATGAAAACCAAATAGAATATTTACTAATTAGACGAAAAGATAGTTTAGGTTTTGTAGATTTTTTAAGAGGAAAATATTTACCTAATAATAAAGAATATATAATTAGTTTATTGAATAAAATGACAATTTATGAAAAAGAATTTATATTAAATGCAGAATTTTCTGAATTATGGAATCATTTATGGGGAGAGAATGTTGGAATACAATATAGGAGTGAAGAAAAAAATTCACTAGAAAAATTTAATCAATTAAAAACTGGAATTGAATTGGAAAATTCAGAAAAATATAATTTAAAAGATTTAATTGAAGAAAGCAATAATGAATTTTATAATTATTTAGAACCTGAATGGGGTTTTCCAAAAGGAAGAAGAAATTATCAAGAAAAGGATATAACTTGTGCATTAAGAGAATTTGAGGAAGAAACTGGTTTTGATAAAAGTGATCTAAATATTATTCAAAATATATTACCAATTGAAGAAATTTATACTGGTTCTAATTTTAAATCTTATAAACATAAATATTTTATTGCTAATATTTCCAATAATTCTTTTCCTAAGTCAAATTTTCAAGAATCTGAAGTAAGTAGAATAGATTGGAAAAAATATAATGATACCATTAATCATATAAGAAAATATAATTTAGAAAAAATAGATTTAATTAAACAAGTTAATAAAATATTAGAAAGATATAACTTATATTCATAATATATAAGATGGTTACTAAAAGATCTAATAGAAAAAAAGTTATTTCAACCCAAAAAAAAAATTATAATGGAGGATCTACGCCAAATGCATCTCAAAAAATTTCTATAGAAAGTGGATCATCATTAAGTTCTAACAGTTCTAATAGTTCTAATAGTTCTAATAGTTCTAATAGTTCTAATAGTTCTAATAGTTCTAATAATTCCAAATCTGATAATGAAGAATCCTTAAATTTATCTGAATTATCTAGTGTAGAGTCTTCTCCTAATCAAAGTGTTGAGAGTAAACCTACTTTGGCTGAATCTTTAACTAAAGATTTATCTAAACTTAGTAAGTCAATTGGTGATTCTGTTCAATCTATGATTTCTGGTAAGCCCAAAGAGGAAGATGCTGAAGATTCTAAACCTATTGAAGATTCTAAACCTATTGAAGATTCTAAACCTATTGAAGATTCTAAAGCTATTGAAGAATCTAAACCTGTTGAAAAAGAAACAATACAATCACAGCCAAAAAAAACATTATCTAAATTTGGAGAAACACTAAATCCAAAAATTTTTATAACTCCAAAAAAAAAATCTTTAAAAGAAAGCGTAAAAGAAGATGAAGAAAATCCTTTAAAAAAACTATATCAAGATATTGATAAATCTAGCGATAAAAAGAAAAGTTTTAATGAATTTTTAGAAAAAAAAGAATTGATGAATAGAGAGGAACTTATATCTAATAAGGACTATCAATTTTTATATCCATCTTTAGATGACCCTAATTTCAATATTAAAATCGCTGAAAGAAAAGAATTTTATGATACAAAAACTAATATTCAAATTAAAGATGTAAAAGAAGAAGCTGATAAAATTTGTAACATAGTTCCTGAGCTAAATCCTCACCAACAATTCGTTAGAAATTTTTTATCTTTTTCAACACCATACAATAGTCTTTTATTATATCATGGTTTAGGAACAGGAAAAACTTGCGCTGCAATTTCTGTAGCTGAAGAACAAAGAGATTACTTAAAACAGTTAAATTTAAATCAAAGAATCATAGTTGTAGCTTCACCTAATGTACAGGAAAATTTTAAATTACAATTATTTGATGAAAGAAAATTAGAGCTTATTGATGGGTTATGGAATATAAAAAGTTGTTTAGGAAATAAATTTATAAAAGAAATTAATCCAACTAATTTAATTGGATTATCAAAAGATCAAGTAATAAAACAAATTAAAAATTTAATTAATAACTATTATCTATTTTTAGGATATATTGAATTTGCTAATTTTATACAAAAAAAATCTAATTTACCAGGTGATCCTAATCCAAAAAAAATTGCTAGATCTTTAAAGAAATTTTTTAATAATAGATTAATTATTATTGATGAAGTTCATAATATTAGAATTAGTGATGATAATCAAAATAAAAGAGTGGCTCAAGAATTATTTAAATTAGTCACTATGGTAGATACTCTTCGTTTATTACTATTATCAGCAACACCTTTATATAATTCTTATAAAGAAATAATTTGGTTAGTAAATTTAATGAATTTAAATGATAGACGTTCTCAAATTAGAGTAAAAGATGTATTCGATAGTCAAGGAAATTTTTTAGAAAAAGATGGTGAAGAAATTGGAAAAGATTTATTAATAAGAAAAGCTACTGGTTATGTTTCATATATAATTGGAGAGAATCCATATAGTTTTCCATATAAAATATGGCCTATGCAATTCTCTCCAAAAAATTCTTTTATGGGAGATGATCAAACTATAAAAGACTATCCTACTATTCAATTAAATGAAAAAAAAATTGTGCAACCTTTAGAATATTTAGATGTATATAAAGAAAATATAGGTGAATATCAAAATAAAGTTTATGAATATATTATCTCTCAACTTAAAAATCAAGTTGAAAGCAATCAACAACTACCTAATTTTGATAATATGGAAAGTTTTGGTTATATTGCATTACAAAAACCTCTAGAATCTTTAAATATGACTTATCCTTTAAAAGCATTAGATGAATATATATCTAATGATGATTTATCATTAGATAGTAAAGAATTAGTAGGTAAAAGTGGGTTAAGTAGAATTATGAAATATACATTATCTACCTCTCCACCATCCAGATCAAATTTTTCTTATAAAGATCTTGAATTTGGAAGAATATTCTCTCCTGACGAAATAGGTAAATATAGTCAAAAAATTAAACAAATATGTAATGCAATAAAAAATTCTACTGGTATTGTACTTATCTATTCTCAATATATAGATGGAGGAGTATTACCGGTAGCTTTAGCTCTTGAAGAAATGGGATTCTCAAGATATGGAAATACTCCATCATTATTTTCTGATGGTTCTATTGAACGAATAGATGCAAATCAATACTTACCTGAAAAAGAAATTGATAAAAAAGATTTTAATCCTGCTCAATATATTATGATAACTGGAGATAAATATTTATCTCCTGATTCAACAAATGATATTAAAGCTGCCACTTCTATTGAAAATAAAAATGGTGAAAAAATTAAAGTTATATTAATCTCTCAAGCTGGAAGTGAGGGTATTGATTTTAAATTTATACGACAAGTCCATATATTAGAACCTTGGTACAATATGAATCGAATTGAGCAAATTATAGGAAGAGGTGTTAGAAATTGTAGTCATAAAGATTTACCTTTTATTGAAAGAAATGTTGAAATTTTTTTACATTGTACACTTTTACCTAATAAAAATGAAGCAGTCGATTTGTATGTTTATAGATTAGCTGAATTTAAAGCTGTTCAAATAGGTTCTGTGAACAGACTTTTAAAAGAAATAAGTGTTGATTGTATATTAAATATCAGTCAAAATAATTTTAATGCAGATGTTTTAAATCAAATAGTCAAACAAAAATTATCTAATGGAAATTTAATTGACTATCAAGTAGGTAATAAACCTTATACAGCTATTTGCGATTATAAAGAAAGTTGTTCATATATTTGTAAACCTGATAGTAAAATTAATAAAGATGATTTAAATACTTCAACTTATAGTGAATCTTTTATAATAATGAATAATGATAGAATTATTGAGAGAATTAAAAATTTAATGAAAGACAAGTACTTTTATTATAAAGATGATCTTATTAAAAAAATCAATTTATATAAAGAATATCCCATTGAACAGATTGATTATGCTTTAACCCAATTAGTAAATGAAAAAAATGAGTTTATTGTTGATAAGTTAAATAGATTAGGACATCTAATAAATATAGAAGATTTATATGTATTTCAACCTATAGAATTAACTAATGAAAATATTTCAATTTATGATAGAAATAGGCCAATTTCTTATAAAAGAGATCAAATTTATTTGGAATCTAAAAGTTTAAATAATTTATTAACTTTAAAAGATGATAAGATTAGCAATGAACCTACTGCTAAAATATCTGATGAAAAATTAGAAAAATTAGAAGATTCTGAAGCTAATAAAATTATTACTCATTTAAAAAAATTATATGATACCTCCACTCAAGATCAATTAGTATTGAGAGGAGAAAAAAATTTTTATAAATATTATTCATTAGTTTATAATGAACTATCAAAAACTATATCTAAAGATTTGTTAGACGATTTTCTTATTGCTCATTTATTAGAAATGTTATCCTATGATGATAGTTTAATATTGGTTAATTATTTATTTTATTTAAGTTTAAATGATTTTGAAAAAAAACTAAAAAAATATTACGAATCACAAATACTGACAAATGGCAAAATTTCTGGTTTATTAATAACTGATAAAGATAAACAAAAATTAATTATTAAAAATGCTAGATTTTTTACTTTGGCAGAAAGTGAAGATTATGTGGATTTACAACAACCAATTAAGTCATTAATAATTAAAATTGAAGATTTTAATAATATTGTAGGCTTTATTGGAGACTTTAAGAATGATTATAATATATTTAAAGTAAAATTTTTAAATAAGAAACGACACAAAGGTGCTAGATGTGATCAGTCTTCTAAAAAAGAAGCGATTGAGGTTTTAAATAAAATTTTAGAAAATGAAACATTTACATCAGCTAATACATCAAGTATGAATCAAATTCAAATCTGTATATATCAAGAAATGTATTTAAGATATTTTGATTATCTAAAGAAAAATAATAAACATTGGTTTCTTACTCCAAGTCAAGCAATTGTAAATAATATTGAAAAAATATCTAATATTTAACCATTTTAATTTTATTTTTTTTTAAATATTTGTCAAAAAAAGTTATAAAAATTTTGTGAAATATAAAAAATATTAACAAGGTTATTAATAACATTATAACAAAATCTCTTATCATAAAAGGAATTCCTAATGGATTATTAAAATAATTTCTTGTAAAATTATCATTAATATCAATATCTTTTTTATCTATATTGACTGCTCCTTTTAAATTTTCATCAAAATCATTATTAAATATTATTTTTTTATTAGTTTCATTAAAATATTTATTCATTATATTATTATCTATTTTTTTATTTTTTCTTGTATTTAATTAAAATTGAAAAAAAATAAAGAAACTTTCTATATATATATATGGCTTCTTTGAGTACTACTGAAAAAAAAAATCTTCCAACCAAAAAAAAAATAATATCAAATGATATATTTGTATCTTCAATTATTTCAAAAAGAATAACTATTAATTTTAATCAAGTTGATCAAAATATTAAACAAAATTTACTTAAAAAATTACAATTTGATTTTGAAGGAAAATGTAATATTGAGGGTTTTATTAAAAATAATAGTATTTCTATTATTAGTTATTCATGTGGAGTTTTAAAAGGAGAATCTATCTCATTTGATGTAATTTTTGAATGTCAAGTTTGTTTTCCTGTAGAGGGAATGATTATAACTTGTAAGGTTAAAGATATTACTAAAGCTGGTATTAGAGCTTTATTACCTAATGAAGATAAAACACTAATGATCTTTATTGCAAGAGATCATCATTATAATTCTCAAAAATTCTCTCAAATTAATGTAGATGATGAAATTAAAGTTAAGGTTTTAGGGCAACGATTTGAACTGAATGATCCTTTTATTTCAGTTATAGCTGAATTATACGAATCAAAAGATTTAATTGATAAAAGTAAATCTAAAACTAAAGGAAAACCAAAATTAGTATTAAAATCTAAAAAATAAATTTACTTAAATATATTTTTATATTTAAAAATAATGGACATTCAAGATTTAAATAAATTAAAAACTAAAATTGAATTATTAGATAAAAAAGATCAAATTAATGTATTACAAGTATTTAAAAAACATAATAATATTTTACTTAACGAAAATTCTAATGGTACATTTATTAATATAACTGATATTGATAAACTATTATATGATGAGTTATTAAAATACATTTCTTATATTGAAATGCAAAAACAATATATTAACAAAGATGAAGAGAAAAAAAATATGTTAGAAGAAACTTATTTTAAACTTCAATAATTTTTTTTAAATAACTTATTAAAAATAAATTTTTTAATAATTTAATGATAAAAATTCCAGAATTTATTGAGGCACGTAACATTTCTGTCGATCCTTTATCTTTTAATATTCCTAAACTAATTATACAAACTTATAAAAATAACCTTATTCATAAAAAAATTTTTGAAAATATTAACTATATATTAAATTTAAATCCTGAATATAGTTACCGTTTAATTACCGATGAAATTGGTAGATCTTTAATTATAAAAAATTTTAATAAAGATATTTTAGATGCATTTGATAAATTAGAGATTGGATCAGCAAAAGGTGATTTTTTAAGATATATTGCTATTTATTTATATGGAGGAATTTATTTAGATTTAGATAGTTCAATATCTGATAAGATTGATAAATTTATTGACCATAAATTAGATCACTATTTGATTTGGGATAATCTATCTAATTTTATTAATACTCCTTTAATATCAAAACCTTATAATCCTATTATTTTTAAACTCATTAATGAAGTAGCTAAAAGAATAAATAATTATGAACAAGATATATTTTTAGCAACTGGACCAACTGTATTTACAGATATAATTTATCAAGATATAACTAACATATTTGTATATGATACAAAATCTAATGTTTCTATCAGTGAGAGAAATGATTTATGGATTAAAAATAAAATTTATAAAAATGGTATAATTCAACATCAAAGCTATTTTCCTTTTAAATTTTATATGGATAATTATGATGAAAGTTATTTATATCCAAATAATGATAAATATATTTGCACATTTAATGAACCTACACCATTTTTATATAAACATATACACATAGGTAGTAGTAATGAAAATACAAAAATAATAAAATTAAATAAAGAATATAGACCCGATACTAAGTTAATTTTTTTACATAAATATCCTGATAAATTTATATACTCTTTCCAAGATAATTTTTTACATATTAAAAGAATTGACGAAGATACTGGATGGGGACAAGATTTAATAGGTTACCTATAAATTAACTTAAATTACAATTTAGAAATAAATTAATAATAAAATTTATCATAATGTTAAATTTAGAACCTTTTATGTTAACAAAAAATAATTTAAATAAATATTATTTTTTGTCTGAAGAATCTTTTAAAAATCTAAATTATAAACCAGATAAAGTTAAAATTAATAACAAAAAAATGTTGAATGAAAATAACTTTACTATTGATAAAGAAGATAAACTATTTTGGAGTTTTTATATTTTTTTAAATGGGTATGATGAATACTATTTGATAAAAAATTTTTTTATTACAGAAAAAAATATTAAGATTGATAATATTATTAAAATAAGAGAAAATAAAGATATACTAAAATCTCATAAGATAGTTAAATCAGTTATTGAAAATGAATTGGCTAATGAAAAAAAAATTTCAATTCTTACATTGAATGCATTAGCTCTAATTTATAAATTAAATATATTATATATAAAAAATAGATTTATATATGTAATGAATTATAGTGAGGTTCCTTTAAAAGAATGTAAAAATATTATAGAAGAAAAAAAAGATAAACAAATTTATTTAATTAATTTGGAACCTGAAATTATTGATCAAGTATTAAATAATTATTATATTATTGATAACATTAATAAACCATTTAATGCAATTAGTTATTATAAAATTCAGGATTTAATTAATATAGCTAAAAAA